CTACCCCGTCGGGCGGAAGAAGCCGTGGAACTGCTGGCCGATGTTGTCGGTGCGGATCGAGGAGATCTGCACGGGGTCGCCCGCCTCAGGCAAGTGCATGAATAGGTTCAGATATGATGACCAGCATGGAAGCGGTGATCTACGCGCGGGTGTCACAGGATCACGGGACGCGGTCCGTGCAGGAGCAGGAGCGGGAGTGCCGCGAGTTCTGCGATCGTCAGGGCTGGAACGTGACCCGCGTCCTCACCGACAACGACATCGGCGCCAGCCGCTACAGCGGGAAGGACCGGCCCGCGTACCGCGAGCTGAAGGAGATCCTGCGGCCGGGCGACGTCCTCGTCACGTGGGAGGCCAGCCGAGCGCAACGCGACCTCGCTGCCTACGTGGAGCTGCGGAACCTGTGCGCGGACCGCGGCGTGAAGTGGGCCTACAACGGCCGCGTCTTCGACCTGTCCGACGGCGACGACCGGTTCGGTACTGGTCTCGACGCGCTGCTCGCGGAGAAGGAGGCCGAGCAGATCCGCGCCCGTGTGCTTCGTGGGAAGCGGTCGGCAGCGGCGGAGGGCCGGCCGTCGGGGAAGACCCCACCGGGCTACCGGCCGGTGCGTGATCCGCGCACGGGCCGCACGGTCACGTGGGAGCCCGACGAGGTCGCGCCGGTGATGCAGGAGGCTGCCCGCCGGATCCTCGAGGGCGAGACACTGCGGGAGGTGACCCGTTGGGCGAACGAGCAAGGAGTGACGGGCACGCACCGGCAGATGCGCGACCGGCTCCACCTCGCCTCGTATGCGGGCCTGCGTGTGCATCAGGGGAAGGTTGTGGGTGAGGCGAACTGGCCGGCGCTGTGGTCGCCGGAGCAGCGGGACCAGATCATCGCGGCGTTCGCCGACCCGGCCCGGCGTGCGAGCGGCGGTGGCGGCGTGCCTGTGCGGCACCTGCTGGCGGGCATCGCGAGGTGCGGCGTGTGCGGCGCGGGGATGCGGCACTACTGGCCGCCATCGGCGCAGAAGATCAGCGCGCCACCGGCGTACGTGTGCAGCGACGGGCTGCATGTGAGGCGGCAGGCGAAGCCTCTCGAGAAGGCCGTCGTGCGGGCGACGCTGGCCCGGATCCGGACGATCGACCGGGCACAGCTGGCTGACGACGGTGGCGCAGCAGCGGCAGCGGCGAGGAGGGAGGCGCAGGAACTGCAGGACCGTCTGGACGAGTTCACCGTCGCGGCGGCTGAGCCGGGCGGCCCGTCGCCGCGCGCGCTCGCCGCGATCGAGCAGAAACTGCAGCCGCAGATCGACGCGGCGCTCGCTCGAGCCCGCGCGTCATATCGGTCGCCGCTGATCGGCCGGCTCGCCGAGAACCCCGAGGACTGGACGGTGTTGACGGTGGTCGAGCGGCGCGAGGTGATCCGTTCAATGGTGACGGTGCGCGTGATGCCGACGCAGTCCCGCGGCGTGGCGGGCTTCCGCCGCGAGGACGTCGAGATCCATCCGGCCTAGCGGCCCCCGCGGGCCCTCCGCAGCCGCGCGACGGTGGCAGGCGCGTAGGCCACCGCTTCGGGGTCGTCCAGAGCGCGGGTTGAGGACCTGGTAGTAGCGGGTACTCGTGATTCCGAACCGGTCGCGGATCTGGTTCTCCTTCGCGCCGGCGGTGCGCCACCACGTTGCCGCGGTCTCGAAGTCGAGGATCGCGCGTTGCTGGTCGCTCAGCATGGTCGGTCCTCGACCCGGGCATCGACCCATGCCCGTTCGTCGTCGGTGAGTGCGCGGACGCGGGCGAGGAGCGTCGGCACGTCGACCCACAGCTCGTCGGCTACCTCGGTGGCGTGCCGGGCCCAGCGGAGCACGTCGACGAGGTCCTGCAGCTCGATGAGTCGCCGGGCAGCGATCTCGTGCACCGTGGTCTCCTCGCGGGCCCGCAGGACGGGGTCGCGGGGGTACACGCGGCGCTCGTCGTGGACGAGCTCGTGCGCGAGGGTGCACCGCCGCTCGGCCTGGGTGAGGTCGTCGGCCAGCTGTATCCGCCGCCCGTTGATGCACCCGGCGAGGGTGGCGTGCCCGACGTCCCCGAAGCGGATCTCCAGCCAGTTCCGGGCGCGGGCCTCCCTCCACGGGTGCCAGGTTCCTCGTTCGATCGTCATGCCCGATGTTGTACACGTACGGACCGACAGAAAACGCCCTGACCAGGAACTACACCGGTGTCATTCGTTCTTGTAGCCCTGAATCTCTGGAGCCTTGAGGTCCTTCCGGAGTCGCGTGACGTACGGGCCGACAGATCTGGCGGACATGTCGTCGAAGCCACGTGCGTACGGTCCTCTGCGCTTGAGCGTGTCCCGAAGTTGCGAAGCATTCATCAGGCCTGCGGCGCCAACGATCGCGATAAGCCCGAGATACGGTAGCCAGTCAACGCCTGATGCATGCTGAAGGCCGTAATAGCAGGCCATACCGATCGTAATTGCTGACGTCACAACTACCGCAGCCTGGGACGCGATCATCGTCTTGACGACGCGGTCATATCTGTCGCGCGTTTCGGACATTCCGATGCCGATGATGCGCATCCGCGCGTAGTGAGTAAGCCACGTTCGGAGGGGATCCTGCTCGTCGAGAAGCTCAGCGACCTCGAGGTCTAGTTTCACCGCTTCCATCTGGCCGTGTCGGGTTCGTGATGGTCGGGAGAGCCAGATGGTGACGAGCTGGGTCAGGAACGCTGCGGTGACCGCTCCGATCCCGGCCCAGGCGGTTGCGGTCACGCCCCGCCCTCCGGTCCCTCCGGATCGGGCAGCTCGCTGGCCTCGTCCTGCCGGCGTCGGATCTTCCGGCCGACCGGCTCGTCGCCGAGGTCGCGGGCGGCCAACTCGAAGTCAGCCTGATCGGCGTCCAGGACACCGCGGGCTCGCAGCCAGCGGCTGAACACGTTGTTGAAGAAGTTCGCCGAGTCCAGGTGAACGTCGTCGCCGTGGCGGTCACGCGCGGCTTCCTCGAGCTCGCCGATCGCTCTGCGGACGTCCTCGAACTGCTCAAGCTGGGGCCAGTCGATTCTCGATTCCCAGTCGTCACCGAGGGCTATGCGGACGCCCATCCCCGTCCCTTCGATGCCGAGCGACATGCCGAGTCGGAGTCTTTGGGTGGCGTACCGCTCGGAGTCCTGCCGAACACGTCCCTGGACCGACTCGAACTCGGGCCCGCTCACGATGTCGGAATATCGGGCGACCGAGTCGAGCAGGTCTCCGATGTACGGCATCTGGGATCGGACTCCGGCCTTTGACCATGGCTCAACCGCCGCTTCGGCGTGGTCGAGAATCTTCTCCGCCAGGTCCAGGTTCGCCGTCAGGAGTCGGTACTCCCGCGTCGGCCTAGCGACTCGCGCTGCCTGCTGGATGTACCCCGGGTTGATCTTGGAGGAGGGGAGAGTCAGCGAGTCCTCGTCGTGGTCGATCCCGACAGGGATCAGTGAGGCCAGGCCGTGTCCATCGAGCTCGCCGCTGAAGATCGCGGCAGCCCGGCCAGCGGGCCATTGGAGAGCGTTGTCGTACTTCGCGAGCGTTCGCGGGCCGACCTTGGTGGCAAGAGTGAGCTCGATCTTGGACTGCGTGGTGTCGGACGGGCCGCCCGCCGCGGCGACGTCGAGCTGACTTAGGCCCAGCGCGCCTCGACGTGCCTTGACGGCGCCGGCGAGTCGCGCGACACCTTCGTGCGGTTTGGTCATGCCCCAACTCTCTCAGAATTTTTTGGCAAACCTTGCTCCGGTTTGGCAAACATCACCATCGTAATTCACTCGCGGTAGCAATCACACCATTGTGTTTTCCCAGCTCCGCAAGTTTGCCGAAACTTGCTGGAGGCATGCGGAGACTGATTGCCAACGAGGTTAAACGTGCTAGCGTCGTGCTATGACGAAGCAGAACAAGGCTGAGGGGTATCGGCGCTACGGACCATCCCGCCCCCGCCGCACACCGCCCCATGTCTCGATCAAGATCCTCCGCATTGCTGCGAAGCTGACGCTCGACGACGTTGCCGAACGCATGGCGGAGTTCGGGGAAGCCCCAGCTCGCGGGACTCTCAGCGCGATCGAGAACGGCCACCGAGGCGCGAGCAAGGAGTTCCTCAACGCTCTGGAGCGTGCGCTCGGTGTACCCGAGGGCTCGATCACCACCGACTACGCGCCCCGCACGACCCCGACCGTCGCTTCGCCTGAGGCGGCGTCGGCATGAACGAGCTCGTCACCCTGATCGACGGCGAGGCCGTCACCACTTCCCTCGCGATCGCCGAGGGAACCGACAACGCTCACGCATCGGTGATCCGACTCGTCCGCAACAACTTGGCCGACCTGCAGGAGTTCGGAGGGGTTGCATTTGAGATCCGACCCTTCGAGACCGCTGGCGGCGTCCAGTCCCGCGAGATCGCGGTGCTGAACGAGCCGCAGTCGGCGTTGCTCATCACCTACATGCGGAACAACGACCGTGTCCGCGCCTTCAAGAAGCGGCTCATCGCAGCGTTCTTCGAACTGCGTGAGCGTCTGGCCGCCGGGCCGATCATGCCGCGGACGATGAGCGAGGCCCTGCGCCTCGCGGCCGACGAGTTCGATCGTGCCGAACGGATGAAGGCCCTCGCCGAATCCAACCAGGGCAAGGCCGACGCGTTCGACGCATTCCTCAATGGCAAGGGCGTGTACCTCGTTGACTCGGTCGCGAACCTGATCGGAGCGGGGCACCGCGCGCTCTGGAATCTCCTGTACACGGAGAGGGTCCTGATTTCCAAGGGAGCGCGTCGGCGTCAGCCCTATGCCAACCCGAAGACCGCGGGCTGGTTTGTCGTGAAGACCCACGACACCGAGCACACGAACGGTCACGCCGCGTGCACGACCTACGTCACGCCGTTCGGCGCCGAGCAGATCAGGCTCCTCGCGATCGCGCGGAACGTCATCGAGCCGCAGCTGCTTGGCCTTCCCAGTGGCGGTGCGTGATGACGCTATCTGATGACGAGCTGTTCGAGGACGATCCCGAGCTCGACGCCTACATCGAAGAACTCACACGCGACTGGCCGCCGCCCGACAGCCCCGCGCAGCTCGCAGTACTCCGCCGAGTCTTCGGCCCCCACCTCGCCAACCAGGAACCGGCAGCGGGCCACTCCGCCAAGAACAGCCCCGCCGCCGGCCGCCACACCTCCAGCAAGGGACATGCAGCGTGATCATCCTCGCACCCACCAGCCCGGCGTTCGGTCTCACCGCCGACGAGCTCACCGAGCGGCACGCCGAGTTGCCGCTGGTCGACCAGGTGCAGCGGCAGCGTGAGCTGAACGCCGCCGACGGTATCGCCGACCTGGTCCTGCCGCCCGCCGCGCTGGATCGGCTCGCCGCGCTCCGTGTCGGAGAGGCGGCGGCATGAACGGCCTCACCATCCTCGGCGTGATCGCGTTGATCGCGATCCTGTACCTGTCGGTGCTCGAGCTCGCGGACGCGGTGCGCGATGCCCGCGAACGCCGCATCGCGGCCGACCGGCGCCGGCATCCCTCCGTGTGCGCTCGTCGCCGGTTCGGCGGTGCGCGATGACGTGGTCGGAGACCTTCGCCTGGCACGACGGGCGCATGGTGGCCGCCGATACCGAGACCACCGGCGTCGGAGCGGATGCACGGATCGTGACCGCGTGCGTGATGCTCCCCGGCGAGCAGCCGCAGACGTGGCTCCTCGACCCGGGCATCCCGATCCCCGACGACGCCGCGAAGGTGCACGGCGTTACCACCGAGAAGGCGCAGGCCGACGGTATGGACTACCGGGCGGGCCTGCGGCAGATCGCCGACGCGATCGACCTCGCGACGCACGGGCGTGCGCTCGTCGGGTTCAACGTCAGCTTCGACCTGACCGTCCTCGCGCGGGAGTGTGAGCGCGTCGGCGTCGGGTTCACCGTGCCCGAGTGGATCGTCGACCCGTACGTTCTCGACCGCGCGATCGACCAGTACCGCAAGGGCTCGCGGCAGCTCGCCGCGACCGCGCAGGTCTACGGCGTCGACCTCGTCGACGCGCACACCGCTGACGCGGATGCTCGAGCGGCTGGCCGGATCGCGCAGGTGATGGCTCGCCGCGCTGCGGAGCAGCGACACGGTGATCCGTTCGGCGCCCTGCATGGGCTGACGTTCGAGCAGCTCCATGCGTGGCAGGCAGCGCAGCACCGTAAGCGGCAGGACAGCTTCCGCGCGTACCGGCAGGGCCGGGGCGAGTCGTGGGAGGACATCGACTCGGGCTGGCCTCTGCGTGAGCTGCTGCCGCCCGTCGTGCGCGAGGCGGTGCCCTCGTGAACGGCCTGGTGTGGTCCCCGCAGGATCCGGCGTTCCCGACGCCGTCGGGGGAGTGCTGCGAGGTGTGCGGGCGGTGGACGCCGGACGGTGACCTGTGCAAGGCGTGTGACCGCGAGGTGCACCGCGAGGTCAACCGGCTGGAGGTGCAGCCGTGATCGCCCCGAAGTTCGTGGCTGCGCTACCTGAGTCGTTGTTCGTGCCGGACTTCCTCGACTACGCGGCGGGTTTGGCTGAGCAGCCGGGCGTGTGGGCGGAGTGGCCTGGCGACGAGGTGGACGGTGTGCACGTGGCTCGGCCTGGCGACTTCGACGTGGTGGATCTTCACGGTGAGGGCCCGGGTGGCGCGGTCGAGTGGACCCGCCGCGCCGGTCTCCTGTTCGTGCGATGGGTCGCAGCGTGACCGCGGCGGTGCTCCCGGAGCGGGAGACGTTGATCGCGCCCGGCTCGGCGCGGTGGCGCGAGCTCATGACGGGCTCGAAGGTCGCGGCCGCGCTCGGCCTGCACCCCACCAGGTCGTCGCGCGCGGTCTGGCACGAGATGCGCGGCGACGTGCCGCCGGACCCGACCGAGCAGATCATGGAGGACGGGCACCACCTGGAGCCCGCGATCGCCGCGATGTGGCTGGATCGCAACCCCGGCGCGCGCCTGGTGCGTGGCGAGCACACCGTCGCCCGCGCGGACATGCCGTGGGCGGCCGCGAACCCCGACGGGCTCGCCGAACTCCCCGACGGCCGCCGCATCTACGTGGAGTACAAGACCGACCGCGACGGCCTGAACAAGTACGGCGACGCGTGGACCGACCAGGTGCCCGTGAACTACCTGGTGCAGTGCCTATGGCAGATGCTCCTCGGCGACTGCGACGAGACGTGGCTCGTGGTGCTCGGCGGCCGGAACCTCGACCTGACCCCGTACCGGATCGAGTTCGACGCGGAGACGGGGCGCGCGCTGGCGGCGAAGGCGTACGAGTTCTGGGAGTCGCTGCACCTCGGCACCCCGCTCGCGGAGCTCACGCCGCCGGCGTTGTCGGAGGACGTGTGCGAGCTGCCGATGCTGCGGAAGCTGCACCCCGATATCGACCCGGACCTCGAGGTGGAGCTGGACCAGCAGCTCGCTTTCGACCACCTCGAAGCCCTGGCCGCGTTGAAGGCCGCGGAGAAACGTGCCGATCACACGAAGGCCCGCGTGCTCGACGCGATGGGCCGGGCACGGCTCGCCACCTGGAACGCGCTCACCGTCGCTCGGCGGCAGCCGAACAGCCATGGCGGCGTGTCCCTGTACGCGCCCCGCAAGACCCCGATCATCCCCAATCCCACCAAGAAGGAGAACACCACCTCATGACCAGCATCGAGAAGTACGAGGCGGATACGCCCGCGCTGGCGCCGCTCGTTACCACCGCGCCGCTGTCGCCGCTGGAGAAGATGCGCGAGCAGGCCGAGTCCATGTCCGTCGCGTTCCAGCTCGCCGACGGGATCTGCCGGACGAGCATCTGCCCGCAGACGTTCCGCGGGAAGCCTGAGGACGGCGCGGTCGCGATCATGGCCGGCGCCACGTGGGGTCTCGACGCGATCGCCTCGCTGCAGAACATCTTCGTCGTGCACGGCACCCCGAGCACCTACGCGAAGGTGATGAAGGCCGTCACCCTCCGCGCCGGGCACAAGGTCGAGACCGTCGAGTCGTCCGACACCCGCGTGGTGGTTCGGGCGCAGCGCGCCGGATCGGACACATGGGAGGAGTCCGTGTGGACGATCGAGCGCGCGCAGAAGGCCGGGTACCTGTCGAACCAGAAGTACAAGACGGAGCCGGAGGCGATGTTGTACGCCCGCGCGACGGCGGAGGCCTGCCGTCGGATCGCTCCCGACGCGATCCTCGGGATGCCGTACAGCCGTGAGGAAATGGAGGACGTGGCCGCGCCGCGGTACGTCCAGACCACTGTGGGCGCGCCCGGCGTCGCGGGTCTCGCGGCCGCGCTCGGCGCCGCCCCGGTGGCCGAGGAGCTCGCGCCCACCCCGCCGGCCGAGCAGTCGGCCCCCGCCCAGCCGGAGCCGGAGCCGGTCGCGGAGGAGACGGCACCTGAACCCGCGCCCGCAGAGGAGCAGCCTGCGGCGCCGAAGAAGGCCACGGCCCGGCAGATCGCGGCCGTCAAGGCCCGGCTGGAGTCCGAGGGCTACGAGCCGAAGGACTGGAGCGACATGCTCACCGCCTGGACGGAGCGGGACATCAAGACGATCAACGACCTCACCGATCAGGACGTGGCCGCGATCGACGCAATTTTCAACGAAGGGAAGTAGATCATGGCCGAGGTTCACAACCAGCAGGGCGACGACGCGGCGACCGCCGCAGGGTTCTCCCGCTACCAGTTCAGCGGGAAGCCGGGCGACCAGTTCGAGTACACGCCGGAGATCGGCGAGAAGCGCGTCATGACCGTCACGGTCGAGTGCACCGCGCACGAGGAGAAGGCCACCGCGAACGAGGGCATCCAGAAGATCGTGAAGCTCAAGGTCGTCGAGGCCGAGGTCGGTTCGCTGGCCGCGAAGGCGCCGACGGATCCGACGCTGTTCGGCGACCCCGAGGACGCCGAGCCGCGCCCCGAGCTGGGCGACTACGTCCAGGGCGTCGACGAGGACTTCGCGCCGCCCGCCGCAGACGTGCTGCCCGAGCACGAGGACGAAGGCCGCGCGCCCGCGGGCATGTTCTCCGACGGCGCCTGACGGTCGGCCGTCACCCACGACCCGGGCGGCGGCGCGCAGTCCCACCAGCGGCCCGCGCCGTCGCCCGGTTCCACTCCAATCCCGAAGGACCCAAGCATGACCAGCACGATCACCGAGGCGGCTCCGCTCCGCGTCGTCCATCTCGAAGCCGAGAACTTCAAGCGCCTCCGCGCTGTCGAGATCACCCCCGACCCTGACCAGAATGTGGTCACCATCGCCGGACGCAACGCCCAGGGCAAGAGCAGCGTGATCGACGCGATCTGGGCGGCGCTCGCGAACACCGCCGCCGCGAAGGGCACCAACACCAGCCGCCCGATCCGCGACGGTGAGGACCGCGCCCGCGTGTCCGTCGACCTCGGTGGCCTCGTCGTCACCCGCACATGGGCCGGAGAGAAGACCACGCTCACCGTCACGTCCGCCGACGGCGCGAAGTACAACTCTCCGCAGCGGATGCTCGACGACCTCATCGGCAGCCTCTCGTTCGACCCGCTGGCGTTCGCAGGGCTCCCCGCGAAGGCGCAGCAGGCCGAACTCCTGGCGCTGGTGGACTTGCCGTTTGACCCTGACCGGCTGGCCGACGAGCGGGGCGCGGTGTTCGCGATGCGCACGGAGACGGGCCGCGCGGTCAAGCAGCTCCAGGGGCAGCTCGACGGGCTCCCCGCGCACGACCCCACGGCCCCGGCCGAGGAGGTGTCGGCGGCGGACCTGCTCGGGCGGATCAACGAGGCCCGCCACGCCGAGCGCGAGTGGGACGAGGCGTCGGACGCGGTGGAGGAAGCCGCGCATCGTGTCCGCGTGCTGAAAGTGGATCTGGAGGAGGCCGAGGACGAGCTGAAGGCCAGGAGCGCCGAGATGTCCGCGCTGACCGAGCCGGACGAGAACACCGTGCCGACGCTCGAGCGGCAGGTCGAGACCATCGACGCGACGAACGCCCGCGTGCGGGCGAACGCCGACCGCGCCCGCGTCGCCAACCTGCTCGAGCTGGAGCGGGCGCACTGGCAGGAGCAGACCGACGAGATCGCCGACCTCGACCGGCGGCGCGCCGACGGCCTCGCGGCGGCCGAGTTCCCCGTGCAGGGCCTCGGGTTCGACGACGGCGGCGTCACCTACCAGGGCGTGCCGTTCGGGCAGGCGTCCGCCGCCGAGCAGCTCCGCGTGTCCGTCGCCATCGCGATGGCGCTGAACCCGACGGTGCGCGTGATCCGCATCGCCGACGGGAGCCTCCTCGACGCCGACAACCTCGCGCTGATCGGCGAGATGGCGGCCGACCGCGGCTACCAGGTGTGGGTCGAGACGGTGCGGGACCGCGGCGTCGACGGCCCCGGCATCCTCATCGAGGACGGCCAGGTCGCTGGCGGTGCAGCATGACCGCCGGGTACACCAGCGCGGACGAAGTCGGCGCCCTCGCGGTGGAGCTGGCGTCCGAGCTCGAGTGCAACCCGGACCTGACCGCGGTCGCCGCGATGGCCGAGCAGCTGTGCGCCAGCACGCCGAACGTCGCCGCGCAGGTGATGCTCACGCTCGCGTCGTGGTTGCCGCTCACCGACACCCCGGAGGACCGCGAGCACCGCGCCCGCGTCCTCGCCGGCCTCCGCCTCGGCAGCGGCCTGCCCCTCCTCGCGGTTCCGGGTGCAGCATGATCCACAACCTGAAGATCGAGCGGCGCTGGCTGGACCGCATCGTCGCGCACGAGAAGACCGCAGAGGTGCGGATCAACGACCGCGACTTCCAGGCCGGCGACACCATCCAGTTCCACCGAGAGGACGTCGGTTACACCGGCGTGGTCCGCCGCATCACACACGTCCTCAGTGACGTGCCAGGCCTCGGTGCCGAGTACGTGGTCCTGTCCCTCGCGGACGGCCGGGTCGACGATGCGGAGCGACGCGCACGGAAGGAGGAGCGGGCGAACGCGCCGTTGCGCGGCACCATCACCCGCCTCACCCGCGAGCGCGACGAGGCCCGGGCGGAGGCGACCCGATCATGACCCGTGCCGAGAACGTGTACCGGATCGTGAACTGCCGCTCGTGCTCCGCGCGCGTCATCTGGACTGTCACCAACCCCGAGCTGAAGTCCGGGCACCCGATGATGGTCGACGCCGACCCGCACCCGAACGGCAACATCCTCCTGGCCCGCTACCCGAGCATCGAGCACGAGCCGGGCAAGCCCGTCCCGGTCCGCGCGACCGTGATGCGGCCCGGGCAGATCGCCGGAGCCCGCGCCGACGGGAACGTCCTCTACCGCAGCCACTTCGCGTCATGCCCCCACGCCGACCGCTGGCGCAAGACCAACGCCGCCCGCCACGCCAAGAACGGATCCCGCCGATGACCACCACCGAAGCCAGCCACGACGTCTACGTCGACGCCGTCCCTGTCGCCGAAATGTTCGTCGACCGCAGCTACCAGCGCGACCTCGAGGAGCGCCGCGCCCACCGGATCGGCGGCGCCTGGGACCGCCGCCTCGTCGGCGTCCTCGACGTCTCCGACCGCGGCCCCGAGCACCACCCGCGGTACGCGATCATCAACGGCCAGCACCGCTGGGCCGCTGCGTCGCACTCTGGCGCCGCCACTCACCTCGCCGCGAACGTCCACGTCGGCCTCACCGTCGCCGACGAAGCCGCTCTGTTCCGCGACATCGACCAGTCCACCAAGAAGCTGACCGTCTGGGACCGCTGGAAGGCCCGCCGCGCCGCAGGCGACATCGTCGTCACCGGCATCGACCAGATCGCGGAAGGCTTCGGCCTCAAGGTCGCGCAGGGCAGCGCGTCGAACTACATCGTGTGCCTGTCCGCGCTCGAATACTGCTACGGGGTCGACCCGCAGTACCTCGCGCGGACGCTCGAGTTCGTCGGCGACGTGTGGCCGGGCGACTCGGCCGGGCTGAAGCACGGCGTCATCCGCGCGCTGTTCGAGATCCTGTGGTCCGAGGCCCTACCCGACACTGGACGTCTCGCCGACGCACTGTCCGAGCTCACACCGACTCAGGTGCACGCCCGGGCGGTCGAGTCGCGGAAGATCCACGACGGCCAGCACTGGCAGTGCACGATCCGCGTGATCGTCGAGGCCTACAACCGCGCCGGCCGCGGCAAGGTCGACCCGCAGACCGTTCTCCGGGCGGCGTCGTGATCCACCACAGGATCGGCACCGTCGTGCGCGTCCTCCGCCTCGACCCCGGTCAGGTCCAGCACATGCCCGCACCCGGCGTCGCCGTGTTCGGGATCGTCAAGGCCGGACCCGTGAACGGCCTCTACGCCGTGCTCCTCATGACCAACGAGGTCGTGCACATCCCCGCACAGCACCTCACCACCACGAAGGACTGAACATGCCTCAGCCGAAGGGCCTCCGCCTCGGCGACCCCGACGACCACGACCCGCTCGCCGTGCAGCGCGCGCTCACCGCCTACCGCGGGCCGCTGCGGCAGCCGTGCCTCGTCCACGTCACCAACCCGGCCGACCGCGCCCGCATCGTCCAGCTCGCCGCCGAAGGCGAACTCACCCGCACACAGGCCGCCCGGCTGCTCCACTGCTCCGGCAGCGCGATCAACGCCTACCTCACCGAACTCGCCCTCATCACCATGGAGACCGCAGCATGACGCCGCTGACGGCCGACCAGCTCACCGCGCTCCGGTGCTTCTCCAGCTTCACGGAGGCCGTCGCGCTCGTCGCCGACCCGACCGCCGCGGCGATCGCCACGATGAAGCCCGTCGACGGGTACTGGGTTGCCGGCGCGATGACCGGCGGCCACATCGGGCCACCGTCCCCGAGCTCCAGGCATGGTCGCGCGCCCTCCCGGACTGGGTCCGCACCGGCCCGCCCGGAGTCATCGACGACTCCCACCTGACGTTCTTCCACCAGTTCACGATGGCCCGGTGCGCCAACCCGACCCGGCCCGCGCGACACGCGCCCGGCACCGGCACCGGCTACATCCGAACGATCCGCATCTGCCGCACCCCATGGTCGAAGTACGCGTCGATCGAGAAGGCAATAGGCGGGATCATCAACGTCGGCATGGACTTCCCGTACCCGTGCCGCTGGTGCATGCGCTGGATCCTCTACCCCAACACCGACCCGAACCTCGTCGACGCCGCCGTCACCGAGCTCACCCGTCTCGGCGTGATCCTCGAGGATGCCCGTGTCGCGCCGGCCGAACCGGAGTACGTCGGACAAGGGGTGCTCTGGTGACACACAGTAAACGCGGAGCAAATGCAATTAGTCCACCGAGAAGCGATAGGCTGACTGCCGAAAGTGCCAAGTGAGGAGCGACCGATGAAGCTGACCCCGTGGGTGGTCGAAAGCCCCGAGGTGACCGCCCTTCCACACAGAGCTCGGTACGCCTACATCGTGCTCGCGGCGCACTCCGAAGCGCAGGGCGCGCCGGACGGCACCATCGACGACGCTACGTTCAGGCGTGTCCGCGGCCAGTACCGCAGCACCCTCCTTGAGGCCGGGCTCGTCGAGCCCGCGGGGGACCGCTGGCGCGTCCTCTCACCCCGCGTCCGACAGGAGGCGCAGCAACCGTGAGTCTCCCGTGGATCCGCCTGGACACGAACGTGTTCGACCACCCGAAGATCCTCAGCCTGCTCGAACTCGACGAGGACGACGACACAGCGCCCGGCCGGCGAGCCCTCGCACTGTACTTCTTCGGCCTCACCTACACCGGGAAGCACGAGCTCGACGGGTTCGTTCCCAGGTCCGCGCTTCGCCTCATCGGAGCGTCGAGGGCTGACGCGCGGAACCTCGTCGAAGTCGGCCTCTGGGTCGCCGACGGGACCGCCGGATGGAGCACGCATGGGTGGGCGGATCGGCAGGCGTCCACGGAGGAATCGAAGGCCCGTTCTGAGCGTGCGCGGAAGGCTGCACAGACCCGCTGGGCCAAGCAACGGGACAGCAAAATCGGGGAGGAATAGGACATGCTCAAACGATGCTCAGGAATGCTCGAGCATGTCCGTTTCTTATGCTCAAGCATGTCCGTTTCCGATGCTCAACCGATGCTAAACGGATGCTCGGAAAATGCTCCGAACAGGACTAATATGCTACGAGCAATGCACGTCGAATGCCTCGCGCGCGCGACGGACGGACGGACGGACGGACTAACGAACATGCTCTGGTCACCCTGAGTAGGAATCTCACTGCCCGGTAACGCGCGCGGGGGCTCCCGCCCCCACACCCCCGGCCCTCCCCGGCTCGCCACACACCACCCGATGGCCCCGACGCTCCGCGCCGAGCCGCAGCGAAACGAGACGCCATGACCGAACCCGAAAGCTTCCGCGAAATCCTCGAGCCCCTCGTGGACCTCATGGACACCCGGCGCGCCGAAGTCATCCGCACCAGCCAGACCGAAGAACGCGCACCCATCAGCGACGCCGCACGGCTCACAGTGCTCCGCCGCTGCCACTACCGCTGCGAATGGTGCGGATCCCGAACCCGCCTCGAACTCGACCACATCGTCCCCTGGAGCGCCGGCGGAAGCGACAACCCGAGCAACCTCCGCGCCCTCTGCCACACCTGCAACCAGGATCGCTCCAACTGGGTCAACGACGCCGACATGGTCATCGCACACCGCAACGCCACCATGCCCAGCGGAATGTGCCTACAGCACTACTCCGGCGACCCTGACACCTTCCAGCAAGTCGCCCACCACCGCGAGCGCGTGTTCTGCCTTCAATGCGGCTCCGTCGTTCTCGGCATCACCTTCGACTCGATGGTCAACGAGATCGACGACCTGAACCCCTGGTAGGTCGTGCGGATGCCGGGGACGGTGGTCTCGCCTTCCGTGTGAAAACTACGGTAAAGTTCAAACTAATCCGTCGATCGCGCTTCGATTCCATCCCCAGGAGACCCCAGATGAGCCCTCAGACGCTCGCAGACCTCGAATCCACACCCGAGGTCGCATCCGACCCCGAAAATCGCTCAGCGTCGCGTACAGGCGGCAGGAACGAGCACCCTCGTCTGGCGCAGACCCGCGAACTGATCGCTGGTCTCGTCGGACACGAGAACGCCGTCATCCGCACCGCCGTCCGCGTCGCCCTCGACGAACTCGACCGAGCGTCGTTCGCCGACGACCCGAGCGAACACGTCTCGCGTGCGATCGCCGTGCTGGACGCCGCGCTCAACCCGGTGGACGGAGCGGACCAGTGACCGCCGCGAACGGTGACCGGATCACCGTGCAGCGGGTGACGCAGACCGTGGCGGGGGAGTACCTCGAGTGGACCGTGACGGTCCGCCGGTCGTCCCCGGCCGGCGTCGGCGACCCGCTGAACGCGATGACGCCCGGTGCGCGGCAGCTACTGCCCGATGCGGTGCGGGCGGCGCTCGGCGACTGGCTCCAGGGCAGGCCGCTGGTCGCCGACGGTGCGCCGCTGCTCGTGGGCCGGGATTTCACCGTGGGGGATCGGAAGCCGCTGTTCCCGATCGACGAGCCCGCGCCCGCGGCCCCGTACGCGGGCCGCACCGCGCCGCGGCGCACCGCACCGCCGGAGGCCCCGGTGCGGCTGTGGAACCGCGAGCACACCGACCACCTCGACGTCATCGGGTGGGCGCACCGAACCCGCAGCTTCAACGACAGCAGCGACCAGATCCGCACCGACACCTTCGACAGCGTCCGAATCCGACTCGCCGACAAGCACGCCGACATCGCCCGCGTCTGGCTCACGGCGCAGGACTACCTCGAAGACGGCGGCGGGCAAGTATTCGTGGCGTGGCTCGACCGCGAGTGGACGCTGGCCGGGTACTCGTTCGGCGACAGGTCCGCGACCATCGACGTGCTGCCGCTCCCGAAGCCGCCGCGCGTCGACGAAGTGCTCGGGCGCCCGCCGTTCAGCGGCGAGACCACATTCAGCGGCAAGACCGCGCCGTGGCCTCACCTCGCGAAGGGCGACCGGATCGGCGTCGAGCACCCCGACGGCACCATCACCACCCACGAGTTCAGCGGCGACCCCGCGCATCCCGTCGCCGGAGACAGTGCCGCCCACCTCGGCGCGAAGCTCAGCACGATGCGCGGTGCGCTCTCCGCAGCCCTCGACGAGACGCCCAAGGAGTACAAGCTCCCCGACGGCGTCGGCCTCGGCACCGTCCCCGAGTACGGCCAGCCCGCCCGCGAGAACGACCGGTGCACGTCGAGCTTCGGCGGTCACCGCTGCATCAAGACCCTCGGCCACGACGCCCCGCACGCCGTCGCCGGCCCCGGCCGCGGAGCGTGGAAGGTGCCCGAGGACGCGACCCCCGACGGGTCCGGTGGCGGCGGAGTCGCATTCACCGGCCCCGTCGGCACCGTCACGTCCGGGCTCATCTACGCCCGGCCCGAGCCGACCACACGCCGCGACGCCCTCGCGCACGCCACCCGCGAGAGCGTCGACGAGGTGCTGCCGATGCCCGGCGGCCCCAACGACCGACTGGCCCACGGCGCGCGGCCCGCCATCCGGTTCCACACCGCCAACGCGGGCACCGGCACCAGGAACATCACCGACACCCACATCGGCGCCGACGGCCTGTTCGCGATGGTCCGCTTCGACGACGCCAACGCCCAACTGTTCCTCCGCCATCGACAGGACACGATCCGCGCGACCTGGAACGGCCGCGACTGGACCGTCCGCGACTACGAACTCCACAGCACCCGCGACACCACCGTCCACCTCGGCCCGCTCCCCGGCGACCCCGGCGCACCCGACCGGTTCACGCAGGTCATGAAACGCGCACTCACCGGCGACGTGGACGCCGCCCGCGAAGCTCAGCAGCTCCTCCGCGAGCAGAGCGCCGCACTCGGTCTCGACCAGGACAACACCATCGAGGTGACCCCCGGCGCCTACGCGGACCTGTACGCGCGACTCGACGACATCCACGACGCCACCGCCGACCCGTGCCCCGACTGCAACGGCGAAGGCTCCATCCCCCTCCCGCCCGACGGCACCCACGGCTCCGCCCCCTGCGGCACCTGCAACGGCACCGGCACCACCGACGAGGACGACCAGTGAGCGCCGCCGACGTCCGCCGCATGTTCGGCGTCAACTACAAGCGCGGAGAGCGGATCACCGTGGACGGCAAGCCCGGCGTGATCATCGGGTTCATCGGCCAATACCTCCAGGTGCAGTTCGACGGCGAGAAGCACAGCCGCCGAGCACATCCGACGTGGCGCGTGGAGCGTGCATCGTGATCGTCCTCCGCGTCCTCGCAGGCATCCTCGCCGCGCTCATCATCATCGCCGCCGGAATCACCATCTGGCGCAAGGCCGACGACGACGTGCGCTTCGCGATCAAGACGATGGCCTGCTGCCTCGCCGGCGTCGCCGGGTTCGCCGTGCTCGCCTGCCTCATCCAGTTCGCCGCCACCGGAACCCTCGGAGGCGCATCGTGACCACCGTCGTCGGCTGGGATTTGTCGTTGACCGGAACCGGCGTCGCCCGCATCACCACCGCACCCGGCTACAGCAGCGCGCTCGGCAACGTCGAAGACACCGAACCCCGAGTCACCCTGTCCCGCATCGCCTCCACCGGCAAGAAGGGCGCCACCCTCACCCAGCGCACCGACCGACTCATGCACCTGCGCAACGCGATCCTGTCCGCCACCCTCCGCGGCGGCGCACCCGACCTCGTGGTCGTCGAAGGCCCCGCGTTCGCCTCCCAAGTCGGGCAGATGTGGGACCGCGCCGCCCTCTGGCACCTCTGCATCATGGCCGCCTACCAGCAGGGCATCCCCGTCGCCGAGTGCGCCCCGGCGAAGCTCAAGAAGTTCATCACCGGCCGTGGGAACGCGGACAAGACCGCCGTCACGAGCGCGATCACGAAGATGTGGCCGCACACCGACATTCGCTCCGACGACGAAGCGGATGCGCTGGGCCTCGCCAGCATCGGCGCGATCCACCACCGGATGCCCGTCCCGTTCCTCGTCCTCGAACGGCACCGCGAAGCGATGGCCGGCCTCGACCTCCCCGAAAGGCCCACACGATGAGGTGCTACACGTCTGACCTGCACCTCGGGCACGCCCTGGTCGCCGAGACCCGGGGGTACCGACTCCACGCCGACTCGATCGCCGAACACGACACCGCGATCCTCGATGCGCTCCACGCTCTCAACCCGAAGGGCGACCAGCTGTACATCCTCGGCGACCTCTCCAGCGGATCGAAGCGCGGAACCGAACGCGCCCTCGAACTCCTCGCCGAAGTCCCCGTCACCAAGCACCTGATCCTCGGGAACCACGACCCCGCCCACCCGATGCACCGCGACGCCTGGAAGTGGCAGCGCCGCTACCTGGACGTGTTCGAGTCCATCCAGCCGTTCGCGCGGCAGCGGTTCACCGTCGACGACGTCCGGCACGAGGTGCTGCTCTCGCACTTCCCCTACGACGGCGACCACACCGAGGAGGCCCGGTACAGCCAGTACCGGCTCCGCAACTACGACCGCTGGCTCCTCCACGGCCACACCCACTCCGGGAAGCGCATTGCGGTCGGCACCCGCCAGATTCACGTCGGCTGGGACGCCTGGCGCCGCCCCGTCCCCGAAGACGACATCGCCGACCTCATCCGCGCCGGGACACCCGAGCCCAAGCCCCTCCAGGCGTCGCACGCCGAGTGGATGCGCGCCCACCCGCCGATCCCCGTACCCACCACCGTCCCCGAGCGCACCGCCGCCCGGTTCGCCGGCCCCACCATCACCCCCGAGGAGAACTGACATGCCCGACACCCGCACCGTCGTCACCGTCCACCCGAGCGTGAACAGCGTCGAAGCCCGCGTCGCCGTCCTGTACCCGCTGTGCGACACCATCGAAGTCGACCAGCAGGGCAACCTCAGCGTCTACACCGACGCCGACGGACAGTCCGGCGTCGTCCACGCCGTCTGGGCTCCCGGCACCTGGGAACGCGCCGAGGCGGCGGAAGCGTGACGACCTCGGCGCGCTGCTCGACTCCGTCACCGTGCCCGTCATCGTCCGCGCACCCGCCAGCACCAGCGCACAGATCAAGCACATACCGCCCACCCTCGGCGACCTCGTGGACGAACCGCTCGCCGACGTCCTCGCCATCGCCACCGACCCCCAGGAGACCCCCGTGACCACACCCGAACCGCCGCTCGACGAGCTCGACCAGACCGCCCGCGACTACCTCGCGCACCCCGGCGCCCAGCGTCAGACAGCGTGGCTCATCGTCGACCGGCTCAACCAGGAACGGAAGCGCCTCCACCGCGAGCTCGCCGAAGCGCAACTCGAACTCGCCGAAGCGAGGCGCCCCGTGCACTCGCCGGGCTGGTACCGCACGATGACCACCGACGCCGCCACCGAGCGGTACGGGTTCCCCGCTCCCGACTGCTACCCGCTGGAGCACACCGCCACCGACGGCTCGAAGTGGTTCCTCGACCAGGGCGGGAAGGGCTGGACGCTCAGCGAGTACATGGACGACGACACCCACCTCCTGAAGGTGTGGGAGCAGAACCTCCTCGACGGCGCGCGCGTGCTCGCCGGTGGGATGGAACAGGAGCGCACAGTCCTCACCCCCGACGGAATGCGCATCGTCGTCGTCACCGGCGACGAACTCGACCGCCTCGCTGCCGAGATCCGTGCCGAGGCCACCGTCGTCGATGCGCAGGTGCACGAGGACTGCTGCGGCGAGCACGGCACCCCGACGGGCCTGCGGTGGGCAGCCGACGAGGTCGAGCAGTCGATGCGCGACGAGTGGGAGAACGCCCCGCAGCTCGCAGCGGGCGACCGCGACCGCGACACAGGTCCGAGCAGTACTTCGCGGGCCGCTTCGACTCGAAGGGGACGCCGCACATCACGCATTCACGCTGCTCAGCAGCAACATTCGACCACGGAGGCACCCGTCCATGATACCCGCAGATGACGCCGGAACCGTGCGCGCCACAGGTGTACCGGGAGGTACCCGGTGACCGCGCTCCCGCCCTTCCCGGTCGATCCGGGCACGCTCGACGCGATCGAGGAGGCCGTGCACGCCACGTACGACAGCACGACGAACACCCTCGACGAACTGCTGGAGCTCCTGTCCCGCTGGACCCCCGAGGGCGACGAGACCATCCACGACGGCGCCGTGCACGTCGACGTCGGCCCGCTGTACTCGCGGGAGGACGTGATCCTCGCGCTCATCACCGAAGTGCGGGAGCTGCGCGACGGCGGCGTCGGCTGGTACCGCGCCGGCCCGGTGCGCGCGGTCGCGCCCGACGGTGCGGTCTGGGCCGAAGCGCGTGACGAGGCCGACGTCCGCGCCCGCGCGCGGCGCGGCGACCGCCTGGAGGTGCTGTGGTGCCACGAGCTGCATTACGAGTGGAGGCCCGCGTGACCGTCATCGAGTGCGCCGCCTGCTGGGCGGAGGCCAAGCGGCAGGTCCGGCCCCACCGCGGCGCGATCCTCCACCACACCTACCGCCTCCTGCTCGCCGCCCACGACCGCGCCGCCGACCGAGGAGAGGACACCACCGGCCATGAGTGACCACCGGCACGAACCACCCGCAGGGCTCCTCCCCGACGCGCGGCTCTACGACGGACCCTGGGGCGCCTGGTGGCTATCGGTCCGTGACGGCCGCGCGTACCTCAGCACCTACCGGCCGTGGGTCCGCACCGCGCTTCTGATCCTCGGCACCCACGCCTACGCCTTCGACACCGCCCGCGCACTGGAGGAACTACGCCATGCCCGAACCTGAACCGTCCATCCAGTTCTCCGGCGACCACGGCCGCACCTGGTACCACGCCGAGGGCCGCCTCGACGCCCACTTCGACACGCTCGCCAGCGAATACCCCGCGCGCACCATCCGCACCGACTGCAGCCACACCATCGAGTTCACCGTCCCCGCCGACCAAGCCGACCGGTTCTGGGAGATGTTCCACGGCATCCCGGGATGGCTCTACGACGCCTGGACCTGCGACCGCACCCCGCCCGTCTCCCGCGGCGCCGCGTGGCGCGACGGCACGTACGCCGCCTGCCAGCACCAGCTCACCGGGCCACCCGAGCCGCCACGCCCGCAGTTCCCGAGCTGGCAGACCGCGGTCTACCCGCACTGGTACCTCGACTGGATGGTCTGGCAGATGCGGCGCGCGCACGCCGAGCTGTTCGACCCCCGCGCCTGGCTCGACTGGAAGACCGAACACGACCAGCGCACCGTCGCCCGCGACTACCCGCCGCCGGCCGAACCCTGCCAGGAGTGCGTCCGCATGGCCGACCCCTGGCGGCACGTCGGCCTCGTCGCCGGGTTGCGCATCGACCACGACGAACTCTTCGGCCCGCGCACCGACTTCATGCCGCGCTACCCGAACGGAGGCCGCCGGTGACGAAACGCCAGACTCCCGACCAGAAACGCCGCGAACTCGCCATCAGCGACCGCCGCGCCCAAGCCCTCGAACTGTTCAGCACCGGCAAGACCTACCGGGAGATCGGCGAACAGCTCGGCACCAGCCCCGCCGTCGCCTACTCCGACGTCCGCGCCGAAGCCCAAGCCGCCGCGGAGCGTCGCGCCGAACTCGGCGACAGTGCCCTCGACATCCTCATCGAGCGCAGCGAACGGCTGTACGCCCGCATCTGGAAGGAAGTCGACCGCGGCAGCATCCGCGCGATGGAGGTCGCGGTGAAGCTCCTCGAGCGGCAGGCCAAGCTGTACCGCGTCGAAGAGACCCCCGCGCAGGTCAACAACACCGTGATCGTCGCGCACCGTGACCAGATCGACCGCGACATCGCCACCATCCGCGACCGCCTCGCGCAGCTGCAGCAGCAGCCCCCGGTCGTCGACGGCACCGTAGAGGAGATCCCATGACCAGCAAGGCCATCGACCGCCACGTCCAGGTCACCGACCTGGTGAACGGCGGCACCGAACTCATGACCGCCACCGCGTGGATCATCGACCATGCCGCACTGACCCGCGGGGTCCTCCGATACGTGAACCAGCATCCGGAGGCGAAGTACGAGATCGGCGGCACCGTCGACGCCGGGTCGCTGCAGCTCGACGAACCAGGAAAGCGGCTGCACCTCCAGTGGCGCACCGTCGAACGCCCGAAGGACGCCCTCACCGCGCCGCCCATCGACTAGAGCCCCCGCCGGTACACCGGCCGGGCGTCCGGGTCCTCCGGCGACGCGTACATCACGTGGCCGCAACACCCACACCGCCACAGACTGCACGGCGGCTGACGCAGATTGTCCCAACCTCGCATCACCCGGCCCGGCCCGAACGGATACCAGCACCGTTCACACCGCTGCGGCTCACCGTCGTCCATAGCCCTGGACCGTACGACCGGCCACCGACAAGTCGATCCGCGCTACGCGCGCCGTTCGATCCGCGGACCACCACCGCGGGCCTCACCGCGCCGGATCCCCGTCGGCGACGCGATCCGCGCCCCACCCGGCAGCGACGGCAGCAGCTCCGTCACCAGGTGCACGCTCGCGTCCAGCGCACCCGGCGACCACGTGCTCCCGGGCTCCCACATCGTGAACTCCGCCTTCAGTTGCTTCAGCTCGTGCGCATCGCCGAACCGGACTCGGCCGCCCTCGTCCGATCCGTCACGGCCCTTGATCGCCTGCGCGATCGGTTCCGCCCGCAGCACCTTGGACCGGCGCGCCGTCACCTCCTGAATCATCGGTGGCAGCCCCGCAGCCTTCCCATCGCGCACCAGGTTGTCCCACGCCTGCAGGATCAGCAGCCGCGCCATGTCGCCGCCGAAGTTCTTCTCCACCACGATCCGGTCAGCGCCGACATCCACCGCCAGCAGGCACGCCGCCGTCGCCCACCGATCGGACGTCATCCGACCGGTCCGGTTGTGCGTCAGGTACACCCGGCCGTCCACACCCAGCCCTCCCGCGACGAGCCCAGCGTCATCGCGGCCGCCGCCCGACGGGTCCACCGCCACCGCGATCCGCTTGAGGTCAGGGATCGCGTGGACTGTCGCCCGCTGCACATCCAAGTCGCTGAGCAGTGATCCCTCGGAATCGTGAGGCACCCCCTGATACAGAGCATTCCAGTCCTTTGTGGTGGTCGCGGCCCGCCGTTTCGTCCAGAACCGCATCAAGGCATCCCGGTCCCCGGCAGGGATCTTCGGGTGCGTCAGCGGCTCACCCGGCGCGCGACCAAGCGGGTCCGCGTAGAACCCGCGCTCCCGATCCTCCGCCACTGCGATCGCCGGCAGATGCACCACGTTCCACAGGCCGCCGTCCTCAACCCGGCCGTCCCGCTTCAACAAGCGCCCCGCGAGGTCGTCCTGGTGCCACGGAGTCATGATCACGACCTGCCGCGCATCGGGGCTCTGGCGAGACATGAACACCGACGAGTACCACTCCCACACCGCCTCACGGAACACCGGCGAATCCGCCTGCGCGCGGTCCGCGAATGGATCGTCGATGATCCCCAAGTCCATGGGGTTACCAACCAAGCCGCCGCGGACACCACGGGCACGCAGACCGCCGCCGGTGTTCAACGTCCAGTCGGTGCGGTTCGACTCGGTCGACGACAGCGACAGTCCGTACTCAGCGCCGAAGTCCGCGATCATGTCCCGGCACGCCGCGCTGTGCCCGGCCGCCAAGCTCGACGCGTACGACGTGAGCACCGCGCGGTCCAACGGTCGGCGCAGCAGCCACCAGAACGGCAGCCACCGCGACACCAGCGTCGACTTGCCGAGCTGCGGTCCGATCTTCACCATCAACCGGCCGCCCGGCTCGTCCACCAGCCGCACCAGCGCGTCGTCGATGACCTTGGTGTGCTCGCAGATCTTGAACAGCCGGTCGTGTCGCGCCGCCAAGGCGGCGGGGGAGGGGATGTCGGCGAGGGGCAGGCCATGTTCGGCGAGGACCTCGACGAGCCGCCGCAGCTCGTACCGCTTGTCCGCAGGCGACGCCAGCACTGGGACGGTCATGACTACCTCCATAAACAAGGGACTAGTTGCATTAGTTCCACGATTCGAGTTTACTGAGGAAGGTGACGAACACCAACCCTCTCGACCCCGAGACGCTCGGCCGACGGGCACTCCAAGCCGTCGAACTCGAAGAACGCCGAGAACAGATCCGGCAACTCAGCGCCGGCCTCCCCGAACCCGCAGACCCATCCCAGGACGAAGACGAAGGACCCACCGATGAAGAACTGGTCGACTCGCACATCGCTCGCAACGGCAACCGTCGTGCTCGCCGCGCCGCTGCTCGGCGTCTCGCCCGCCGCCACCGCTGACCCGGGCCACTACACGCGCGGCGGCACCGTCGCCGTCGTCCTCAACACCGACGGATGCGCCTCGATCACATGGCCGAAGGGCTACACGCATGTCGAGTGCGGGCAGACCACCGTCATCCAGGGGCCTGTGCACGCGGGCGACCGGTTCGGTGCGTCGATCCGCTCCGCGTCCGGGTGGGCCGTGTCGTGCCGTGTGTACGACGTGACCACCGGTGACCTCATCTGGTCGGACTGGGCGCCTGGCGGCAGCACCGCGAACTGCATCCGGAACGCCACGTGGTGACCGCCCCGACGACGCCGCGGGTACAGGTGATCTGCCCGACCTGCCGCCAGCGGATCCCCGTTCACCCCGACGGTGCGCTCATGGTTCACCGCGGCCACAGCGACAGTGCCTGCCCGGGACGGAGTGTGCGATGACCGTCATCAACCTGGCCCTGTTCGGCGCGGCTCTCTGGTGCGCCGCCGTCATCGGCGGCTGGGCCGCGGTCGGCACCAACACTGACCGGCCCACACGCACCGGCCTCGACGTCCTCGAGCAGCGAGGAGACGACGATGCCTGAACAGCAGACCCCGCGCACACTCTCTCCGGACCAGCTGTCGGAGATCGTCGACCACGTCAACGACACCGTGCTGTACCTGCAGGCCCGTGGCCAGAAGGCTGGCGCCGCCATCGGCAGTGAGCTCGCCGTCACGCACGACAACGTGTGGCAGATTCTCGACGTCCGCCTCGCCGGGCAGCTCCTCACCGCGTTCAAGCACCTCGCCCGGGTCCTCGGACACCTGCAGTCGATCACTGACGGCGTGGAAGCACCGGAGGCGTCCGCGCTGATCCTCGCCCACCTTGGCGGCCCGCCCGGACGGTGGCCGGCACCGTCGGATCACCAGCGGCGGGTCATCGAGCTGATCCGGCACGCCGACCCGCTGCAGCGCATGACCATCGCCAGCTCGCACCCTGCGCTTGTGCAGGCGTGGATGACGTACGAGGACCGCGGCACCGCGCCTCTGGTCGCGATGGCCGATAGCAACTAGCCATCCCATCTCGCAAGACGAAGGACATGATCATGAACAACACCCCGAACCCCGCCATTGACGCGCAGCCCGGTTGGCGTGGCACCGACCCCGACGGCGGCACATGGGTGCGGTGTCCGCACGGATTGCCTGGGCAGTGGGCGCACTTCACCGCGGACGGGAAGCTGGTGTTCCGCTCGCAGGAGGAGGCCGAGGCCGCGGGCCTGGAAGCCCTGCAGGCGGAGAGCGCGTGGGACCTGCGCCACGAGGTCGAGGCGTGGCTACTCGCCGAGGCGCGATGGAAACTGGCCGAGTCTCAGGACGCGGTGCGGTACTGGCGCGGTCTCTGGGAGGCCGAGAAGGACCGTGCCGCCGCTGCTCCCGCCCCGCTGGACCCGGGCAACCCCGAACACCTGCGGCAGGTCGCCCGGGTGCTGAATCACTTCACCTCGTTCGCTCATCGCCTCGGCGACGTTGAAGGGCAGCGCGCAGCGGTGATGCTCCTCCACCTGATCCGCTCCGAGGCAGATCGCCTGGACCGTGAACAGCGCGAGGCCGAGCAGGACGCCGCCGACCGCAAGCGGGCCGAGGAGTACGCCCGGACAGAGGCCGAGGGCGAGCACCGCGCGCTCGGCGGCTGGTCGGCGATGCGCGCCGACATCCGCGAATGGCACATCAGGCTCGCGCTCCGCGTGATCCGGGACGAGCGCGCCCGGGCCAGTAACTGAGTGAACGAACCGCGGCCCCCGACCTGTGAGAGGTCGGGGGCCGCGCGCTGTCCCATCCCAAGAACCGCGTCCCAACCATACCGGGAAACGCGGATATGATCGCACTAGTCCCTCGATCAAGGAGCTGGTGTGTCAACCCTCGTGCTGCTGCTCACCTTCGGACTCGTCGCCCGGGTGACGAGGCTGATCACCGACGACTACCTGCTCCGCCACCTGCGCGCCATGATCATCCGCCGGTTCGGCCCGAACCACGACCTGGCGTACCTGGTTACCTGCGCTTGGTGCATGAGCATCTGGGTCGGCGGCGGCCTGTTCACCGTCGCCTACTTCTACGGGCACACCGCGGCCTACCTGATCGTCGCGGCCGGTGGCACATCGTCGTACCTCTACGGTGCGGCCTCCACGTTCATCGAGGGCGGCCGAGATGCGTAGGCGCCCCGAATCCACCGCGCACCAGTACGTCCGCCCGGTGCGCACGCACGCGACCCGCTCCATCACCCGGCAAGACGGCACCTCCGTCGGCTACTTCACCTTCGACGACGGGTCACCCGGAACCACGCCGCACAGCCTGGTCGCCGCCGCGCACACCATGACCGGCGCCCGCGGGGAAGGCTACCGGCGGCCCGCCGCCGGGAAGTGGCAGTCCGAGGCGTTCGCCCTGTTCCGCGAGGTCGGCGAACTCCGCTACAGCGGGGAGCGTGTCGCCCGCGCCGCCAGCATGGCCCGCCTCATGATCGCCAAGCGCGCCACCGACAGTGACAGCGACCCCGAACCCGCCGACAACCCAGAGCTGGTCGCCCTCTCGCGGGACATGTTCGGCGACGGCGCCCACACCGCGCAGTCGATCCGCCGCTACGTGCAGCACATGATCTTCAACGGAGAGAGCAACATCCTCGTCTCCGACTCCGATCCCGACGAGGGCCTGACGTTCCGGCCCTACTCCGTGAAGGAGGTCACCGGCAAGAGCGGCGACTGGAAGCTCAACGACGGCAGCGGCACGCCCCGCCAGGTCGACGAGGAGACCGAAATCCTCATCCGGTCATGGACGCCCGACCCCGAGGTGTTCCAGTGGGCCGACTGCCCCGTCCGGTCCGTCCTGCCCGTCGCCCGCGAGCTCCGCGGCCTCGGGCAGCACGTATCCGCGCAGATCGACTCCCGGCTCGCCGGCGCCGGAATGCTCGTCGTCCCCGAGTCGATCAGCCTGATCCCCGGGCAGCGGCCCCCGCGCGTCGACGAGAACGGCGACCCCGTCGACGACGACCAGGGCGAGGACGCCGAGGACACCAACTTCTACACGGCGCTCCTCGAAGCGATGATGACCGCCATCGGCGACCGCGACGACGCCTCCGCGATCGTCCCGCTCATGGTGAAGGTCCGCGACGACCTCGTCGGCAAGGTCCAGCACATCAGCTTCGCGCAGCCCTTCGACGCGCAGGCGAAGGACCTCCGTGACGAGGCGATCCGCCGCATCGCGCTCGGCATGGACTCCGAACCCGAGACGCTGCTCGGCATGTCCGGCGCGAACCACTGGACCGGGTTCCTCGTCGATCAGAACGAGGTCCGCCTCGTCATCGCGCCGATGGTCGCGACCCTCTGCCATTCGCTGACGAACAGCTGGCTCCGCCCGTACCTCGAGGCGCTCGCCGCCGAGGGCACGTTCGTCGACGACCCGAGCGACTACCTCGTGTGGTTCGACGTGAGCCCGCTCGAGCTGCGCCCGGACCGATCGAAGGACGCGCAGGCGCTGCACCAGGCTGGCGCCGTGTCCGCCGAGACGCTGCGCCGCGAGTCCGGGTTCGGCGACGACGACGCACCGTCGGACGAGGAGAAGCGGGAGCGGGTCCTCATGCAGCTGCTCACCGCGCGTCCGGACCTCGCGGACCAGCTGCTGCCCGCCCTCGGGATCACCGACATCCAGCTGACCGTGCCCGGGGCTCCGGCAGGCGACGCGAGCGGCCCGCCCGGACCTGGCGCGGCCGCACCGGAACCCGGTCCGCTCCCCGGCGGGGATCCGAACCCCGCCGCGCCCGGCCAACCCGAACAGGCTCCACCCGAGGGGGCGATGTGACCCGCCCGGCCCCGTCGATGCTCGCCGCCGCCTGCTACGCCGCGCTGCTCCGCGCGCTCGAGACCGCGGGCCGCCGCAAGCTCGGCCGCCGCGCCCATCACCTCAACGTGCCCCGGCACCTCATGTACCGGGCCACCGTCATCGTCGACAGCGACGTCGCCCAGCTCCTCGACGGAGCCTGGGTCTATCTCGCCACCGCGCTTCGTGACCGACCCGACGTCGACCAGATCATCCGCACCGTCGACACCTACGCTCGCGGCCTGCTCACCTCCCGCGGGACACCGTCCCTCATCGACCTCGGCAACCGACTCGATCAGGCGCTGGCGGCCGCCGATGCGGCCCGATAGAGCAGCGGAACGCCGCTTCGCCGCCTGGAACCACAAGGTCACCGCCGAACGCGACCTCACCGCGGTCGTCCTCGCCGGGATGGATCTGTGGCGCACCGCCGTCTACGCCGCGATCACCGAGCAGCAGCCGAACCGCGAGCAGATCCTCGCCGGCGGTTTCTTCCAGCACCTGTGGCGCCTCGACAGCGCCGCCGCCGCGGCCCGCACGTGGCTGCGGTGGGTGGACGGTGCCGTCGCGCCGTCGATCTCCGCAGTGTTCGGGGAGGCGTTCAACACCGTGCGTAAGACCGCCACCGTCAGCCCGCAACCGTACGAGGCCGCGCATATGGCCGACGTGCACGACCGGCTCGTCATCTGGCCCGACGGCGCGTTCGAGGAACTCCGGCCCGAGCTGCAGGAGGCACTGTCCGAGGCCGAGTCGATCGGGCAGGTGCAGGACCGCGTCGGCGCCGTGCTCGGCATCGACAAGCAGACCCGCGAGCACCGCGCGCGGATCAACGAGATCAACCGCATCCTCGACGATCCCGACGCGGATCCCGCGGACCGGGCCGAGCTCCTCACGCAGAAGGCGCAGCTGTGGCGCGACCACGACGAGTCCCTGCAGGACTGGGAGTGGAAGGCCCGCCGCATCGCCCGCACCGAATGCCTACCGGCCGACACTCCGATCGAGGGCGGCAACATCACCGCGGTCTACCGCCGGCACTACGAGGGGGAGTGGATCGAGGTCGAGACGTGCTCGGGCCGCAAGATCGCCGGAACCCCGAACCACCCAGTGCTCACGATCGACGGGTGGAAGGGACTGGGTGAGCTGACGGAAGCGGACCGCTTGGTCTGCCACAGCATCAGCGTCGAGAAGGCGTGTGCGGCGGGAGATGAGCACGTACAGGACACTCCACCCACGATCGGTCAGATATTCGACGCGGTCGCGGCAGTAGTTGTCCCGGAACGGGAAGCTACTGCTGAGCCAGACTTCCACGGCGACGGGCGCGATGGCTATGTCGACGTTCTTCGTCCCGACTGGTTGCTGCGGGTTGGGCGATTCTCCGCGCTCACCGAGGGCGGATTCGATAGCGACCTCGCCCCATCCGACCATCGAGCGGTTGCTGCCGCGGCTGAGCGCCATTCGTTCAGTCGTGATGTCCCGGTTCCGTACGGCGTGAGCCTGCTTGAGGTCCCGGATTGGGACGCTCGCGCGGTTCAGTCGGGTTGCGATGGCTCGCTTGTTGACCCCGTAGCGCGCGGCGAGCGCCTTCTGCGATACGCCGGACATGTACAGGCGGACGAGTTCTTCGTCGTCGAGGCCGAGTCGATCATCGGGGAGACGGCGAGAGGTGAGCTTCCTGGACTCGGACATGCTGCGAATGGGAACCCTGCGCTCACGAAGAACGTCGTAGACGGTCGACTTGTTGCACCCAACCTCTCTGGCGATGCTGGTCGCACCCCAGCCGGACGAGTAGAGCTGGATGATGTTGTCCGCGTACATGTCGGACGGTTTGACGGCCACGTCTACAATCTTACCGCCGTCGAAGGGTACTTCGCCGGTCCGCAAGGTATCGTCACATCGAATACCCAAGGCGCTGTGGAGGCCGGCCAGTACGAGGCGGCCCGCGCGTCCGAGTCGCAGCTCGGGATCACCCTGTACAAGAGGTGGCTCGCGACGCCGGATACCCGCACCCGGCACTCGCACTGGCTCGCCGACGGGCAGGTCGTGAAGCTCGCCGAACGGTTCACCGTCGGCATTGCGCAGCTGCTCTACCCAGCAGACCCGTCGTCGGGGGTCGCGTCGGAGGTGATCTCGTGCCGGTGCTCCCTCATTTATCAGGAGATGGACGAGGTGCAGGCTGAGCTGCAGGGCCCGGACGGCAGCATCGGCGAGGTGGTGCCGCAGGGCGTGCGTCTCGGACCTGACGATCCTGCGGTCGTCGACGCGAAGATCGCCGAGCTCGAAGCCGCCGACGACGAGCACACCGACACCCGCGCCGAGGACTGGGCGCCGCCACTCAGCGCGCCGACCCCGGAGTCGAAGCTGCACGTCGACAACAACGCGCACCCGCACGGCCTACCGAAATGGCCTGAGGAGGAGCGCGCCCGGCGTCAGCTCGCGGCTGTGCCGGACTTCTTTCCCGGTGAGCCGCTGTACCAGCACGAGATCGAGTTCGTCGAACGGTTCAAGGCGCGCGGTGAAACAATGCAGTGGATTCCGAAGGCGCAATGGGATCCGATCACCCGAAATACACCGTCGACGAGCGACTTTCTGTGGCGCAACAACTTCAGTCTTCCCACGGAGGTGAAGTCCACACGCGCTAAATATCGTTCGATCCGCAACGCGATTCAGCGGGCCGTCGAAACGTCGATCGCGAATCCGGAGTCGCCGCGCAAGGAGAACTTCATCATCGACATCGGGCACGCCCAGTTGAACGAAGTGCTGCGTAATCAGGTCGGCAACTACAACCGGAGGAATCCGGGCCTGCAGATCAATCGTCTGTGGATCATGCACTCAGACGGCGCCGGATTCGACGAGATCCACCAGACATAAGTATGGGACGCATCCCGCCCGTTCAAGTGTCCTGTTATTTCAAGGATAAGGCGGGGTAGCGTCCCATACCTCGCACTATACGCGGATCGCGGCGCGGCGGCGATACCCTGTAACCAGCCGCTGCTGGCGTTGGGCCGGGCATGACCTTCCGAGGTGCCCGTGACCGCTCCCGCCGTCGATGCCCCGATCGTCCCCGACGACGCACTCCCGGCCCCCGCGGCACCGTCTGGCTGGCGCGGCCCGATCATGCCGATCAACGAGCGGTCCGGCGACGGCCGGATCATGGTCCTGGACGAGACCATCACCGACCCGCCGTGCCGGCCCCTCCCGCTGCCCCTCTCGGCGCAGAAGCATGTCGACGAAGGCCACGACGGTGCGATCGTCGTCGGCCTCATCCGCCGCGTCTGGCTGCAGGACGGGCACGTCTGGGCCGAAGGCACCTTCAACGACGACGAGGACGGCCGCGAGTGGGCGCAGCGCGTCGCCAACGGGCAGCGCTGGATCTCGGCGGACCTGTCCGACATCCAGGCCGAGGAGATCCCCCTCGACGAGCAGGGCGCCGAGCTCGACGTCGCGAGCGTGGAGGTGCTCGACCTCGAGATCGACTCGCTGATCCGGGTCACCGAGTGGAAGATCATGGGCGCCACCCTCGTCGCCGGGCCCGCGTTCGAGTCCGCGCACATCGAGGCCGCCACCGTCGAGCCGTCCGGGCTCACCGCGTCGCTGATCGCCGCCGGCATCGCCTACGACGCCGACGATTTCGCCGACCCGAAGCTGGGGGAGCTGACCGCGCTGCAGGTCACCGACGACGGCCGCGTATTCGGGCACCTCGCCGGTTGGCGCTCGTGCCACACCGGATTCGCTGGCGCCTGCGTCACCGCGCCGCGGTCGGCGTCGAACTACCGCTACTTCCACCAGGGCGCAGTGCGCCTCGCCGACGGCCGGGACCTGCCGGTCGGGAAGATCACCCTCGGCACCGGCCACGCGTCGACCCGGCCCGGCGTCGGCGCCACCGCGGCCGCCGCGCACTACGACAACACAGGCTCGGCGGTGGCGGTCGTCCGCTGTGGCGAGGACACCCACGGCGTGTGGGTCGCCGGCCGGACCCTGCCCGGGGTATCCGAGCAGCGGCTCGCCGAACTCCGCCGCTCCCCACTGTCCGGGGATTGGCGCACCGTCACCCCGGGCGGCGGGCTCGAGCTCGTCGCGGCGCTCGCCGTGAACGTGCCGGGCTTCCCGATCCCACGGACGCAGAGCATGGCGGCGTCGGGGGAGATGGCGCTCGTCGCCGCGGGGATCGTCACCCCGGCGACCGCGCGCGCCGTTGAAGCGAGCATCCGCAAGGCGCGCGCCGGCGTGCTCGCCCAGCGGATGAACGGGATCCGCACGCGCGATGTCCGGGCGCGGATGAGCGCACTGCGCGTCGCCGGGCTGACCCGGCGGATGTCGCTCGTCGCCGCGCCGGTCGAGGAGGACGGCACCCAGCTGCAGGGCGGCCAGCGGATCGTCCGCACGCAGGAGGGCGCGGACCGATACGGCGTCGAAGTCGGCCAGCCGATCCCCACCGGGACGGCACGCACCCAGGCCGTCGAGAAGGAGTGGGAGTCGATCAAGGCCGAGAACCCGGCGGGATCGAAGGAGGGCAAGGGGAGCGGCGGCAGCAAGGGCAGCAGCACGAAGAGCAAGGACACCACCACCAAGGGGCAGGTGCCGTCGGGCAGCAAGAAGCTCGGCAGCTCCACGGCGGCCCGCAAGTCCGGCGACAGCGCGTTCATGGAGGAAGACGAGTCGCCGGACCAGGGTGCGAAGGGCGGGAAGCTCACCAAGTTCGAGGCGGGCGTCGCGTACTACAGCGACGGCACCATGTCCGACGGTGCGAACTGGTACGAGCAGGGCGAGACGAAGGCGACCAGCTCGAAGTCGACGAAGAAGTCCGGGACGTCGACCAAGTCGAGCGACTCCACCACCTCGGGCACGAAGTCGTCGAGCGCGAAGACCAGCACGCCGGTCGATCCGATCAGCGCGTTCGTGCAGGCGCTCACTGAGATGCTCACCGGCAAGAAGGCCAGCACCTCGACGTCGTCTGACGATGGCGGGCAGAGCCTTCCCGCGGGGCCGGACCCGCAGGCGCAGGCCCAGCACGAGCGGCTCAACAGCCTGCTGGACCGGATGCAGCGCACCCTCGACGAGCGCGACCAGCGGGACCGGTCTCAGCGCGCGGTCGTTGCGTCGGGGCGGATGCAGGGGCTGCGCGTGACGGCGCTCCGACACCGGATGTCCACCCTCGGTGAACGCAAGCGTTGGCCGAAGGGCACACCCGGCGGACTGGGCGGCAAGTTCATGCCCGGGGAAGGGAGCCCGTCCGGCGGAAAGACGTCGAAGGCCAGCATCCGGGGGCGGGAGTCGAAGGCGGCGGCCGCGAAGCGCACCATCACCGAACTCGAAGATGCGGTCGCTGCGCTCTCCGACCCGTCGGACGAGAACATCGCCCGGTTCGAGAAGGCCGAAGCGGCCGCGCAGAAGGCCGCCGACGCCCACGCCGCGGAGAAGGCCCGCGCGCAGGCCCGCCGCGACAAGGACCGGCGGTCCAAGCAGGACGCGATGGACACGCTCATCGAGAAGGGCTACCAGCCCGACGAGGCAGAGGCCGAGGCGTTCGGCCGGCCCGTCGAGCGGATCCGCCGCCGCGAGGCGATCGCGACCGCCCGTGCCGAGGGGGCCACCGTCCGCGGGTTCGATGACGCTGTGCGCGCGCTTCACACCACCGCGATCGCGGAGCAGTACGATGCAACTGAGGGCGGCACCGTCCAGGGATACCGCCTCAAGTCGAAGTACCAGCACCTGTCCGAGATGGTCCTGTGGACCAGCAACGACGCCACGGCCCGCAAGTACATGACCGACGAGATGGCCGAGTGGTTCGACCAGAACGGCCGCATCACCCGCCAGGTCGTCCGCGACAGCTGGCTCGCCGGCCGCGGCGGGAACTTCGACACGACACAGCAGGGGTACTACCAATGACCACCATCGACATCCCGACGGTCACCAAGAACGTGCGCGAGGTGCTCGCGAACCGTCCGAGCACCCGCGGTACGGAACTCGCCGAGGCCTATGTCGCCGGTCTGAACGCCGGTCCGGGAGTGAAGAACCCGCACGCGGGGAAGGACGTCCTCCTCGCGCAGATGTGGCGCCGCGGCTGGGAGAAGGCGACCGCGCAGCGGATCCCCGGCTTCCAGGCACTGCTCGACGAGATCGGCGACCAGGCCGACGAGGACTACGACGAGGATCTCGACAATGGCGTGTAGTGCGTGCTCCGGCAACAAGAACGTCACCGAGTACCAGGTGCGGTGGCCCGCAACGGGCATCGTCCGCCGCTTCGCCACGGAGGCGGAAGCGCGAGCCGCCGCGCAGCACGACGGCGGCGTGTACGAGCAGGTACGACGCTGACACGCTGACCTGCGTTACAGTTGACCACGAAGATCCACACGTAGTGCTGCTGGCGTTGGGCCGGGCTTCTCCCCGAGGAGACCCCGGTGACCATCAAGCTGCAGGACCTCATCACCGCCGCAGAGCAGTCCGACGACCCCGCGGGTGCCGTCGGCCAGCTGATCGCGGACAACCCCGACACCGACCTGGCGGCGATCGCCGCTGAGGCTCAGGCGGAGTTCCAGGACAAGGTCAACGTCGAGAACCCGACCGACGAGGACCTCACCGTCATGGAGACGCTGGTGTCCATCGGCGAGTCCGTTCAGCAGGCAGCTGACGCTGCCGCAGCCGCGACTGCGGAGCGAGCCGCGACGCTCGCGTCCCTCTCCGACCGCATGGGTGCCGTCGGCGCCCGCGACGACGTCGACGAGGATCCGGCGGAGCCGCTCGAGGAGGATGAGGCCCCCGCCGACGAGGCGCCGGTCGACACCCCTGCCGAGCCGGTAGCGAAGGCCGCTGGTGTCGACGCGAAGAAGAAGGCGTCGACCGCTCAGACCGACACGCCCGCAGCGGGTGTCGACGCGCCCGTGCAGGAGGCCGCGCCGATCGCCGCCAGCGCAGGGGCGCGGCGCCGTGTCCCGCTGGGGTCGCTGCCCCGTAAGCAGGAGCCGACCCCGACGGAGACGCGCGGCGTCGCAATCGTCGCCGCCGCCAACGTCAAGGGCATCCCCGCCGGTTCCGAGCTCGACGGCCTCGACGGTCTCACCGCCGCCGTGCAGGCGAAGATCGAGGCGCTGCCGTCCGGGTACGTCCCGAACGCGGTGATCAAGGAGAACGTCGCGACCATCCGTCGCCCGTTCCCGAAGGAGCTCGTCGCGTCGGCTGACCGCCGCGACGACACCGACGTCCTGAACTACGCCGCCGACCACTCGCGGCTCGACGGCGGCAGCCTGGTCGCGGCCGGCGGCTGGTGCTCGCCGTCCCAGACCCTGTACGACCTGCCCGGCATCCTCGCCGACGCGAAGGCCGGCCTGATCGACGTCCCGGACATCCAGGTCAACCGCGGCGGCATCCGCTTCAACCGCGGCCTCGACTTCAAGAACATCTACGCGGGCGTCGGCTTCGCGCAGACCGAGACCCAGGCGATCGCCGGCCAGGAGAAGACGTTCTGGCACATCCCGTGCGTCGACCCGTGGATCGACGTCCGCTCCGACGTGGTCGGGTTCGGCCTGATCGCCGGTGTGCTGCAGCAGGACGCGTACCCGGAGGTAGGCCGCGAGGCCACCGCCGGCGCGCTGGCGGCCCACGCGCACAAGGTGAACGCGTCGACCATCTCCCGCATGGTCGCGGAGGCCACCAACGTCGGCACCGTCACCCTCGGCCCGTCGGTCACCACCGCGGTCCTCGGTGGCCTCGAACAGCAGGTTGTCGACGTCCGGTACGGCTACCGCGCGCCGGAGACGATGCTCCTCGAGTGCATCCTCCCGCTGTGGCTCAAGCCGCTCATCCGGCAGGACCTGTCGCTGCGCACCGGCATCGCGTTCGACCAGGTCGACGACGGTGCGATCACCGGCTACTTCGCGAAACGCGGTGTGCGCGTGCAGTTCGTGTACGACTGGCAGGACTCGTTCACCAGCGCGACGACTCCGTCGACCGGGTTCGGTGGCGCGGACGCGTACAAGGACTGGCCGGACACGGTGCAGGCGCTGATCTACCCCGCGGGCACGTACGTCCGCGGCCGCGGTGAGGTGCTGTCGCTGGACACGATCTACGACAGCACCAACCTGAAGATCAACGACTACATCCAGCTGTTCGTCGAGGAGAAGATGCTCGTCGCCCGCCGCGCGTACAGCGCGCGTCTGGTGACGTTCCCGACCCTCGTGAACGGCGTGACCAGCCAGCCCCGCGAGCTGGACGGCAACGGCGTGGTCGTCCCCGCCACCCCGTAGCAGTCCCCGTGGCCCGCACCCCTGCCTCGTTCCCCAAGGGGGCAGGGTGGCGGGCCACCTCAGCACCCGCGCCATCTAGGAGGACGACGTGACCACCCCGACCCCCGTGCGGCCCCTGCTGTACGTGCCCGCCCCGTCGGTCACCCCGACCCGGTTCGGGCTGCTGTCCGTCGCCGACCTCACACCACCGGAAGACGCCGCGCACTTCCAGTTCGGCGTCGAGTGGAAGGCCAACGCCCGCGGCGACGCCGTGCGCCTCGCCGCCGCCGAGTGTATGACCGACGAGCCGGCCCGCCAGTTCGACGAGGGCCTCGACTTCCCGCACGCGCTGGCCGTCACCCTGTACACCGGGTTCACCTGCAAGACCGTCGGACTCGACGAGGATTCGGTGCAGGCAGAAGCCGAAGCTCGGCTCACCGCAGGCGAGGGCGCGGCGCTCGAACGGACCATCTGGGCCGCCGCGACACCGTCGCTCACCGTCGACGCCACCGACCTCGGCACCGTCCCGGACATCACGGCGGCGGTCGGCGCGCTGGAGACCCACGCGTACCGCGCGTTCGCGGGCCGCGGGATCCTCCACGCGCCTCGTGCGCTCGGTGCTGTCGCCGCGGGCGCACAGCTCACCGTCCGTCAGAGCAACGCTCTGGCCACGCCGCTCGACACGGCGTGGTCGTTCGGCGACTACCCGCAGCCGAACCGCATCGCGGTGTCCGGCCCGATCACGGTGCGCCGCTCCGGCGTCAAGGTCCACCCGATGCAGTGGGCCGACGGCATCGACCTCACCACGAACGAGGTGTTCGTCCTCGCCCAGCGCACCGTCGTCGTCGCGTTCGACCCCGGCGGCGCAGTCATCACCATCGACTCGACCGACCCGACACCGTAGGAGGCCCATCATGCCGACGATCATCCCCAAGCCCGGGCAAGCCCCCGCGCTGGCCGCCCGACTGCTCAAGGCAGCAGGCGATCACCCGGAGCGCGTGCGGACCTCGACGCACGGCGGCGGCACCGCCTTCGACGTCGACGACGATCTCGCGGCCGCGATCGCCGAGCCGGAGCCCGAGCCGGAGCCCGAGCCGGAGCCGGTCAACAAGCCCGCCACCCGCAAGAGCAGGGCCAACACCGGCTCCGACAGCTGATCCCGCCCCGCCGAGCGGGATACCATCAACAACAGAACGAACTCGCTGCTGGCGTTGGGCCGGGCATCCTCACGAAGGAGCCCGCCGTGGCGACCATGAAGAGCATCCGAGGCAAGGCGCTCCGGATCACCAAGCTCGACGAGTGCGGCAACCCCATCGAGGTCGGCCCCGCCGTCGTCGTCACCAAGGGATTCGCCTCGATCCAGCTGTCCCCGCAGTACGTCGACGGCGAGGACACCGAGGAGCAGAACGCCAACGGCGACATCTGCATCCAGGACAAGGCGCCCGACAAGATCAAGAACATCGAGATCGAGGCCACCCTCTGCGAGGTCGACTTCGACATGGTCGAGATCATGACCGGCCAGAAGGTCCTCGTCGACGCCGCCGGGGAGTCCGTCGGCAACATGTTCGGCCAGGCCGAGGAGGTGTTCTTCGCGCTCGAGGTGTGGTCGGACATCCCCGGCGCGGTGTGCGGCAGCGGCGGGAAGCCGTTCCTGTACCACGTGCTGCCGTACATCGCTTCCGCGAAGCTCGGCGACTTCACCATCGAGAAGACCGCGGCCACGTTCACGTTCACCGCGAACACCCGCCCCGGAACCGCTTGGGGCCCGGGCCCGTACAACGTGCAGATGGCCGGCACGCCGACGCCGGTGGCGGCGCCGCTGATCACCCCGTTCGAGGACACCGACCACTACGCGTGGATCCGGTCCACGGTGCCCGTCCCCGCGGTCACCGACGGCCCGGTGACCCTGGCGCTGGCGCCCGGCTACCACACCCCGTAGCCGATGGTGACGTTCTGGCCTGTTACTGAACCGGTCTCGCCTGATCCGAAGTGGCTTGCGCTCACTCCGGAGATGCGGGGCCGGTTCACGGCTATCGCGGTCGAGCTGCTGTGGCGCCGCACCGGCCGGGTGTTCGGCCTCACCGCGCGCACTGTCCGCCCGTACCTCGCGTGCGACGGGCGGCCGAGCACGTACGAGGGTGAGGGCGGCGTCGACTGGTACCCGATCATCGGGTTCTGCGCGCCGTCCCGGCGCCGCGTCGCGCTACCCGGCCCTGTGCACGAGGTGCTCGAGGTGCGCGTCGACGGCGCCGCAGTGCTCACGCCCGCGTGGGAGATCCGCGAGCACCGGTGGCTGGTGCGCATCGACCCGGCGGGGGAATGGCCCGCGCCAGTCGAGCCGGGTCCGGGCTTCGAGATCGACTACGTGCGTGGTGTGCCCGTCCCGCTCGGCGGTCAGGAAGCTGCCGGCGCGCTCGCGCACGAACTGTGGAAGGCCGCCGACGGCCAGGACTGCGGCCTCCCGGAGAACGTGCGCACGGTGTCGCGGCAGGGCATGAGCATGGAGATGGTCGACATGGCTGCGCTGATCGGTGACCAGGCCACCGGCGTGCCGTCCGTTGATCGGTGGATCGCCTCGGTGAACCCGTTCCGCACCCTGACCCGCCCCGAGGTGTTCTCGCCGGACATCGCGCGGGGCGCGCGGGTGATGCGCTGATGGACCCGTACGAGCTCGCGGCCACACTGCGCGACGAACTCGTCGTGCAGCTCGAGCAGAGCCTCGCCGGGCCGGTGCGACTCGCCACCGTCCACCCGGGCGACATGGTGCCGGCCTACACGTCGTGCGCGATGGCCGCGGTGCGCATCGCGGCGATCACCCCACAGGACCCCGGGCTCGGGTGCGGCGCACCGTCGTCCTGGGATGTGACGCTCGACCTCGTCGTGAACCGCTGCTACCCCAACGATCCGTCGCGGACGCCCGACATGGACGTGCTCGCCGACCTGGCGCGCGAAGGCGTCTCGGATGCCGAGGCGATGATGCGGGCGATGTGCGTGGTCCCGGACGACTACCGGTGGACGCCGGGCGCGTGGCGGCCGGTCGGCCCTCAGGGCGACGTGTACGGCGGCGTCATGCAGGTCATCGTCCACGACCTTGACGCCCCATGCTGCCCCTGAGCGGTACGATTCGAGGGAAGTAGCAGCCGCTGGCGTTGGGCCGGGCCGTCCCGTAGAGGTGCGCCCACATGCCCGTTGACGTCCGATTCCACACCAAGGCCTTGCAGTACGAACGCGGGCAGGTGGTGCACGGCCTCACCCGCAGCCCGGTCCTCGATGGCTTGATCACCCGAGGCCTCGTCGAGGTATTAGCGGAGACCCCCGACCAGCCGATCGAGCTGGCGGCGCCCGAACATCCCTCCGACACCGAGCCTCCCGTGCAGGACGAGGCCGCAGAGCCGGTCCCCGCGCCCGCCGACGCGCCGCGCCGCGGCCGCAAGCGCGCCGAAGATGCCGACCAGTAGCAGCTACCAGTTCAACCACGGCGAGTCCGACCGTGTGATGGCCCAGGGCGCAGTGCAGTGGGGAAACCGTGTCGGCCGCGCCGTTGTGAACCAGGCGAAGAAGAACGCCCCGGTCGACGAGGGCCGCCTCCGATCGAGCATCAGCCACACCGTCGACGTGCGGCCCCGCGCGGTCACCGTCACCGTCGGCTCCCCACTCGAGTACGCCGCGTACCAGGAAGAGGGCACCGGCATCCACGGCCCCCGCAACGCGCTGATCTACCCCACCACGATGAAGGCCCTGAAGTTCCGGGCCTCGATGAAAGGCCCCGGCCAGCCCGCGAAGGGTAAGCGGCCGTGGGTGTTCGCCAAGTACGTGCGTGGCGTGGAGGCCACACACTTCCTGTCCCGCGCCCTGGAAACGGTGCTCGGGCAGGGGAATGTCCGCAGACGAGGAAGGTAACCATGGCAGGGCAGAAGCGTTTGACCGCACCGGATCCCGACGGAGAGTACGACGAGGACCTCGACGATGACAGCGAAGTGCTCGAGGGTGAGGTGCTCGACGATCCCGACCTCGACGAAGACGAAGACGACGACGAGGCGGACGAGGTAGAGGTCGACGAGGCCTTCGAGTTCGAATCCACGCAGTACACGCCGGAGCAGCTGGCGGCGCGGAAGGTCCGGCACTTCAAGCTCGACGGTGAGACGCTGCGCGCCGAGCAGCCCGACGACGCCGCGTACGCGCTGCTCTCGCAGGCTGTCGCGTCGGCAGCAACGAACTCCGACCGCACGCACGCCATCCTGAACTTCGCCTGGGGCTGCCTGGACGACCGGTCGAAGATGGTCATCCAGCACCGCCTGTACGACCGCACCGACGGGTTCGGTCTGGAGACGCTCGCGCAGATCGTCGACAAGTTGCTCGTCGACTTCTCCCCGGACCCCAAGTCCGCGGTGAACCGGGCCGCGCGCCGCAACGCTGCCAAGGCGAAGCAGCCCCGTCGCCCGCAGCCGCGTCGGCGCCGATAAGCATGTGGGGGACCACCCCCGTGATCCGCGTGGACGGTCGGGTGCTGCACGTCGCCGCACCCGACCGCACCGCCGGAGAGCTGGCGCCGCTGCTGCTCTGGGACGACCTGATCGTCGACAACCCGATCCCGTACCTGTTCGCCAGCGTCCCGCGCGCTGAGGACCGGGTGTGGCTCGCTGGCCGGATCCTCGACCGCCAGCACCCGCTGACTGTCGCTGTGCTGCACCGCATCACCGACGCCCTGGTCCTCGATCACACCCGGTGGAATCGGTGGGAGGCGAAGTTCCTGTGGACCTCCGCATTCGGGATGTGGCATGAGGTGGACGGCGACCTGCAGGCCCGAGGCGTGAATATCGCTGCAATGCCGCTCGCGCAGGCCACGAACGCGGTCTACGGCACCCTGCGCGGCTGGTACCAGAACCGAGAACGCAAGGACTACGACCAGTTCCAGCGGGACCTCCACCGGAAGCCGCCGCGGGTGGTGCGCGCCGAGATCGAGGATGCCACCGACGACGACTTCGCTGACGACGCTGAAGCTGCCGCCGCGCTCACCCGCCGCGGCCGGGCGCGGGACACGTCCGAGGACAGCGTCGTCGAGTACCGGTGACTGCGTCGGCGGTACCCTAGACACAGATTCCTGCTGCTGGCGTTGGGCCGAGCGAGATCCCGAAGAGGGTTCGCTCGATGACCGCACCAGGTGGCACGTTCGCTGAAGCGAACGTCAAGGCCACGCTGACGTGGGATGACATCGAGCGGCTGATGACCCCCAAGGTCGAAGCCGCGATGAAGAAGGCCGAGCAGGCCGTCGCCAAGCACCTCGACAAGATCGAGGCCGCGTTCGACCGCAGTGCTGGGCGGATGGCCGACGCGTTCGCGAAGGGCATGAACGCGGCGGCCCGCACCGTCGACCGTGAGCTCGCGGGGATCGAACGCCGCCTTCGCACGTCGCGGATGTCAGTGACGATCGACGCGAAGGTCGACTCGGCCGCGGTGGAGCGGCAGCTCGCCTCCCAGAACCTATCCGGCGCCGGTGCCGCGCACGGCCGCCAGTACGCGGCCGGGCTCGTCGGAGCCCTGTCCGCCGGGTTCGGTGTCATCAGCAAGCTATTCGCCGGAGGCCTCGGCGGCGCGCAATCCAACTTCGCGCGCATCGCTCTGCAGACCAAGATCGCAGCGTTCGCCGCCGGGCAGCTGGCGAAGAAAATCCTCCTCGTCGGCGGAGTGCTCGGCGGACTCGGCGCGGGCGCGCTCGGCAAGCTCGCCGTCGGCCTCAAGCTCGCGTCCCGGTTCGCCGGGCAGCTGGCCCGAGACCTCACCCGCGTCATCGCGCTCGTGACCGTGCTGCAGGCCGTCGGCCGCGGCCTGTCGATGCTCGCGAACTTCGGGAAGATCGCCGCGATCGGCACCATCGGATTCTCCGCGCTGCTCGGCGTCGCCACCGGCATCACCAACCTCATCTCCGGGCCGATGCTGCAGGCGATCACCGCGATCGGCGCCGCGATGGGCGTGGCGGCCGGCGCCGCCGCGGGCATCCTCGGCCCGGCGCTCGTCGCGCTCAAGGTTGGGTTCGCCGGGCTGTCCGACGGTGCGAAGAAGTTCAACGAGCAGTTCAAGGAGATGGACGACGCTCTCGCGGAGCGGATCGGCAACATGATGGCGCCGCTGCTCACTGCGTGGCACGACGCCAGCAGCCAGATGAAGCTCGCGTTCGCGAGCGCGCTGAAACCCGCGTTCGCGTCGATGGGTGGCCTCGTCAATCAGTTCCGCCCGCAGCTCGTCGGCCTGTCCACCACCCTCGGCGAGGTCGGCAACGAGGTCGCGAAGAGCCTGAGCGGGCCCGCTGCCAAGCAGGGCTTCGCCGACATGCTCGACGCCTCCAACACGTTCTTCTCGGCGTTCAAGGGCGAGTCCGGGCTCGGCGGTCTCACCGCCGGTCTGGTGTCGTTCGCCGGCACCGCGGCGAAGACCTTCGCCGGGGTCGGCGACGGCATCAACAACGCGCTGCTGTCCGCGGGGGAGTGGCTCCGCAACATCAGCCCCGACCAGATGCGCGCGGCGTTCGACCAGCTGCGACAGGTCCTCGACAACATCGGATCGGTCGTTGGCCCGGTGCTCTCCGGGCTCCGGCAGCTCGGCGCGATCAGCGCGCCCGCGCTTGCGCCCGGGTTCAAGGCCGTCGGTGACGCCATCAGCCAAGCCACCCCCGGCGTGCTCACCATGGCCCGCGAACTCATGCCCGCGCTCGGGCAGGCACTGCAGAACCTCGCGCCGATCCTCCCCGGCATCGTCAACGCGTTCACACCGTGGGCGTCCGTCGTCGCCGTCCTCGCCCCGCACATCGCCACTCTGCTCTCACACCTCGGACCGCTCGCGCCGCTGATCCTCGGGATCGCGCTCGCCGCGAAGACAATCACCTCCGCGATGGTCGCCTACAACGCGATCATGGCGATCGCGTCGGTCGGCCAGGGCGTGTTCGCCGCCGCCACCGGCGCCAGCTCGGCATCCCTCGCGGGCAACACCATCGCGCTCGCAGCACACAAGGTGGCGACCGTCGCGGGCACTATCGCCACCAACGCGGCCTCGATCGCGATGCGCGCGTTCGGCGTTGCACTGAGGTTCGCGACCGGTCCGATCGGCCTCATCATCACCGCCGTGGCGCTCGTCGGTGCTGCGATCTGGGCGTTCTTCACCAAGACCGAGACCGGACGCAAGCTCTGGGCCACCATCTGGACCGGCATCAAGACCGCGGTGTCCGCGGTCGTTGAGTGGTTCACCGGCACCGCCGTTCCGTGGCTCAAGTCCGCGTGGGACAACATCGCTGCCGGTGCGACGTGGCTGTGGCAGAACGTCATCCAGCCCGTGTGGGAGGGCATCAAGTCGGCGATCGGTGTCGCCATCACGATCATCAAGGGCTACATCTCCGGATGGATCGCCGTCTTCAAGGTCGTCGGCTCCATCCTCACTTGGCTCTGGCAGAACGTCGTCGTGCCCGTCTGGGACGGGATCAAGGCGGCCATCGGCCTCGCGATCGACTTCATCAGCGCCGAGATCGAGGGCTTCAAGGCGATCTGGGCCGCACTCGAACCGGTCTTCACGTGGCTCTGGCACAGCGTGATCGAGCCTGTATGGAACGGCATCAGGGGCGCGATCGAGGCCGTCGTCGGCTGGATCATGAACACCGCGGTGCCCTGGTTGCAGCAGGCGTGGAAGGACTTCACCACCGGCATCAGCATCATCGTGACTAAGGCTCAAGAGGTCTGGGACGGCGTGAAGGACAAGTTCACGCAGATGGTGGACTTCGTCAAGGGGCTGCCCGACAAGATCAAGGCCGCCGCGGCCGGGATGTGGGATGGGCTCAAGAGCGGGCTCGCAACGACTCTCAACTGGGCGATCGACAAGCTCAACAGCTTCGTGGGCGTGCTGAACAAGGTCCCCGGCGTGAACATCGCCGCGATCCCTCACGTCGGATTCGCCGCGGGCGGATGGACCGGGCCGGGCTCGAAGTATCAGGCCGCCGGCATCGTGCACGCCGACGAGTTCGTTCTCTCGAAGGCCGCGCGCGGCAGCATCGAGGGCAAGTTCCCCGGCCTCCTCGACTTCATGAACGCGAACGGCACGCTGCCGGGGTACGACGTGGGTGGCCTCGTCGGCGGTCTCCGCTCTGCGGTGTCGGGCATCGTGAACTCCGGCTACGTGTTCGGCGGCTGGGGCAACGGCTGGAACACCGACTGCTCCGGCGCCACCGCGTCGGTCGCGAACATGGCGACCGGGAAGGCATCCGGCCCCGGGCAGGGCCAGCGGACCGCGACCGGTGGGATGGGCGCGTTCCTCGCCGCGCGCGGCTTCCAGGCCGGGCGCGGTCCGGCGGGCTCGCTCCGTATCGGCTGGGACGCGCAGCATTCCGCCGGCACCCTGCCTGACGGCACGAACTTCGAGCACACCGGGCCGCAGGGCGCGCCGGGCAAGTTCGGCGCTGGCGCGCAGGGGGCGGGCTCCCTGGCGAACGAGATGTGGCTGCCGATGGGTGGCGACCCGTCGGGCGCAGCGGGGCCGGTCGTCGGATCCGGGGCCAACAACACGGCCACGGGCGGCGGGTCCGGCGGCGGGTCCTCCAGCGTGGCGTCGTCGTCGAGCAGCGGCAGTAGCGGCGGCGCGAAGCGCACTGCGCAGCAGGAGCTCGCGCGGATCCCGCTCGCGGCGCTCGAGAGCGCGTTCGGCATCAAGATCCCGGAGTGGCTGGATCCGACGATCCAGCAGCAGACCTCGCAGGCGACGACGGCGAACACGGCGGCGGTCACCGCGAACACGCAGGCGATCGCGCAGCAGACGACGGCCGCCACCACCAGCACGGCCCAGGCCACCACGGGCGCCGCGACGGTGCCGCTTACCCAGAACCCGGATGGCACGTGGACGTCGTCGAACCCTGAGTGGGCGAAGCTGATCAAGCGCGAGTCCGGCGGCAAGGCCGACATCGTCCAGGGCATCCAGGACGCCAACTCCGGCGGCAATGAGGCCTCGGGCCTGTTCCAGATCGCCAAGGGCACGTGGGCGGGCAACGGCGGCACCTCGTTCGCTGCTACCGCCGGGCAGGCGACGCCGCAGCAGCAGGCGCAGGTCGCGGCGACGATCTTCGGGAAGTCCGGCGGCTCCCCGTGGGGATCCGGCGCCGGACAGTCCGGCCGGGAGAACGAGGCCGCGCTGCGAGCCGGGATCACCAGCGGTGGTGCCGCGCCGAGCTCGCTCCCGTTCCCGCAGACACCGACGGTCACGCCGACGACCGCCGGCCCGGGGATGCCGCTGCCGGTCACGCAGTCCACGGGCCCGGTCGCCACGCCGACGCTGAACCGCACCGGCGAGCAGACCGGCCCCGAGCTGGTCACCGGCGACACCGGCACGAGCAACAACACCGGCGGCGACCTGGTCACGTCGGGCATCGGCTGGGCGGGCGACGCCACCAAGGAGATCGTCGGCCAGTTCCTCGCGCCGTTCGGCCTCGACGGCCTGTTCGGCAAGGGCGTGGACATCGCGACCAACGGAGCGAAGGGCGCCGCGGCGCAAGCCCAGAAGGCTGCACAGGCCGGCGTCCAGGCAGCGAGCGCTGCGGGCGCCGCCACCGGCAACCCGGCCCTCGTCGCCGCAGGCGCCGCGGGCAGCGGCGCGACCGCCGTCTTCAACCAGCAGTTCAACACCACCGACCCGAAGGCCCAGACCCAGCAGATGGTCCGCGCTGTCGGCGGCCAGTCGCTGGTCACGAACACCCTGAGGAGCCCGTAATGGCCCAGAAGACGCTGTGCCTGAAGAACCGGTATCGGAAGTACCAGCTGATCAAGCGGGACGCCTCCGGCAACGACCTCATCGTCCTGGACGTCCTCGACGCATCGAACTTCGAGCGCCGCGGCATCCACCTCCTCGACGGACTCGGAGGCCTGTACTACCTGCCGAAGACGCAGCCGATCGAGAAGAGCGCGTACGGCGAGGGCGCGAAGCCCTCGGACAACCCGCGCGTGAACGAGCGGTCCGCGCAGCTGCGGTTCGGCACCGTCGGGAAGGACCCCGCGGACTGGGTGTGGATGGAGACCCTGCTGTGGCGCGTCCTGAAGGTCGGCAAGGACGCGGTGCTCCGGATCTACGACATCGACGGCTACAGCTGGCGTGAGCTGACGATCCGCCTTCTCGAGTCCCCGGTGGACCAGACGAAGCTGCAGCTCGGCATCCACAACACGGCGAAGCACACCGTCGACTACTTCGCCGGGGACCCGTACTGGTACGGGCCGCTGGACAGCGTGACCTTGAAGCGCTCGGACATGGTGCTGCAGCCCGACGGCGTGACCTACCGGGGCACCGTCGACGTGTGGAACCCGACGGACTCCCTCGGCTGGCTGGAGTGGGCCAACGGACAGGAGACCGCGCCGTTCACGTGGAAGATCCCGGACGCCGTGAACCCCGATCTGACGCCGGGCCGGCTCGTCCCGCTCACCCCGAACGGGCCGCTGCAGCCAGGCCAGGAGTTCCTCGTGCAGACCTACCCGACGAAGCCGCGAGTGCTGTGCCGTGACGACTCTCTCGCGGGGTGGGCGAACTTGCGCGGCATGGAGTTCGACAACCCGCTCCCGCCGGAATTGAACACGCCGGTGTCCCTGCCGGTGGAGCTCGTCGGCGGCTCTGCGACGTCGCAGATCACGTGTTACATGCCGCGCCGGTGGGAACGGTTCGTCGGCGGCGAGAGCGAGGACCTGTGACCGCACCAGCGCTGCTCGAACCGGACCAGGTTCGCGCCTCCCTGCTCACGGTCTGCGCGGACATGGTCCGGCAGGCCCACGCCCCCCGGAAGATCTGGATCTACGACAAGAACTGGACCGAGCGCACCCGCATCTTCGGCGAGATCAGTGGCAAGTTCGTCCACAAGCTCAACGACTCCGGTGAGGGCGAGCTCGAGCTGTTCGGCGATCACCCGATCCGTGACTGGGTGGTCGACGAGCTCGGCGAGGACGAGGACCTGCACATCGTCGTCGAGACCGCTGGCGTTCGCTGGTCGGGCAAGTGCACCACGATCACCGAGGAGGACCGCGACAACGGCTTCTCCTACCTGAAGCTGCAGTTCATCTCGGAGTTCGAGCACGTCAAGAAGATTGTGACGTACTGCAATCCGTTCCTCCCCGCGGAGGTCCAGTGGCCGAAGATCTGGGCCACGGCAGGCCCGGCGGCCAGCACCAGCCTCATCGCGATCTTCCTGAACCTACTGCGGCGGTTCGCGCTGCCGTGGACGTTCTCCGACAACATCCTCGACCCGGGGTCGTGGGTGGCGAACCTGAACCCGGAGAACTGGCCGATCATCATCAAGCCGATCGACGTCCTGCAGGACACGTCGATGTGGGCGGTGATGGCGACCCGGTTCGGCCTGCTCTACGACATGATCCTGCCGACGCTCAAAGACGCTGGCCTGCAGCTGAAGGCGGAGCGGTGGCTGCCAGGCGACCCGCAGCCCGCCGAAGACTGGTACACGCTCGAAAAGCCCACCTTGGTGCTGTCGATCGAGAACAAGTCGGGGTACCGCGGCCTGACCGGCACCGTCCTCGATGGCTTGGCGTACCTGGTGCTGCAGATCACCGAGGACTTCATCAACGAGACCGCCCAGGAGATCCAGGGCGTCCCGAACCCGTCCGAGTACTCGCGGCCAGGCTGGAAGGGCTCGCTGAAGGACTTCCCGTGGGTGAATTTCCGCAACATCAAGCGGACGCACGGCATCTCGGGGGTGAAGTCGAAGGCGACGACCATCCACAAGGCGTCCGCGTCGGCGGTGGTCACGGGCGGGAAGTCGCCTCAGTGGGTGAACTCTGGGCTGAAGCTCCTGCTCAACGCGACGCTGGGGTATCTCGGGCAGGTCATCGGCAACCCGAACATCTTCGTCGACATCGTGTACCCGCAGGTCGAGGACGTGATACTTGCGTTCGACCGCATCCCGAACCCGTTCCGGCAGACCAGGATGGGCCTGAACGGGCCGCCGTTCGGGGAGGTGTGGGAGGCGTCCGGCGGCACCGGCTTCTCCCTCAGTGCGTTGCAGAGCGTGCGCACCGGGTTCTGGAAGTCCCGGGCGTACACGTCCACGAAGGTGGAGGTCGAGAACGGCGCCCCGTACCTCATCGGCCAGCACTTCGGGCTCGGCGACCGCGTCGCCACCGAGGTCGGCCGCTCCGGCTGGTACTACGTCGACCAGGTGTACACCGTCGAGGACTCCTGGTCCCGCACACAGGATCCGATCTTCCAGGTCTCCATCGGCAACGACCACCTCGAGGACACGCCGGGTGCGCTGCTCGCCCGTCAGGTCGCGAACATCCGGTCCGTCGTCCAAGCGCTGGGGGTGTCGTCATGACCAGAAAAACGCGGGTCTAGTCCGAGTAGTTCAACGATAGGAGGCGTCGTGGCGCGACGCAGGAACAAGGAAAAGAACAAGCTGAACAAGGGGATTCACCGCAACGCGGACGGCGTCGTCGTCGCCCGCGAGACCCGGCATCCGCTCGCGCACTACTTCCGCTCGGTGCCGATGGGCGAGGGCCTGCCGGACATGTCCATGACCGAGCACACCGCGCAGGTCCTCGCGATGCACGTCTTCGACAACCTTGACTGCTCGGCGCCGCGGCAGCCGCGGTACAAGGCGATCCCCCCGGAGCACGGGCCCGACGTGTGGGACAACCCGCCGCGGTGGGTGCCGATCAAGGACGAGGCGGAGGAGTCCCGCGTCGGCCGTGACCCCGTGGAGGACCCGGACTTCGACGCCTCCCGTGTCCCTGCGCTCGACGAGCTGACCGACGACGAGCTTGACGTCCTCGAGTCGCGGCTCCTCGCGCGCCGCAACCAGCTGGTGCAGGAGGAGAACCTCGACGGCGCGGGGTTCGACGCGGATCCTGCGGCCGGCGCGCCGGAGGGCTTCGACTTGTCGAAGGAGCCGGAGTGGGTGCAGCGCGCTGCGGGCCGGATGGCGGCTACGGAGGGCAAGATCCGCGCGCAGCAGGCGCAGGCCGCCCGCGACCGTGTCGAGGCGGCGAAGAAGCGTGCCGACGACGTGCGGAACGGCGTGTTCGACGCCACCGGTGAGGACGAGGGCGGTGATGCCCCGTGACGTCCCCCGACGGTGCCGCCCCGCCGGGCACATTCCCGGCGCAGCTGCTCAACACCCTGCAGGACATCCAGGCCTGCGGCGTCGGCAAGGAGGGGAAGCTCCTCATCCAGGCCCTTGCCGCGTTCGGCGACGGCATCACTCGCGAGTTCTATCACGGGTTCACCAACGTGGTGGACGCCGTGCAGGCCGGGTTCGACGCGCTCGGCGAGGCCCTGTCGGGGGAGCCGGGCATGGGTGGGATCCTCGGGTTCGCTAGCGACATCCAGGGCACGCTGCTCGGCGCGATCGAGCTGTCCGAGGTGCTGCTCGGCGACGTCACGGAGATCCTCAAGCAGCTCGCGCTGGGGCTCGGCTGCAACGACGTCACGGGGCCGATCGCGGAGAACATCGGGCAGGCGCTCCGCGATGCGCTGAACAAGCTGACCGCCGTCATGCGGATGCTGTTCACGCTGATCGAGGTGATCGTCGGGATCCCCGGCGCGACCATGGAAGACCTCGCGGCGTTCCTGTCGGGGAAGTGGGACGCGATCGGCGCCGTGTCGGCGCTCGCGGGCCGGATCCGCGACATGATCTTAGAGGCGTTCGGGTTCACTCCGACCGGGGATGACGCGGCGGACCTGCTGGGTGCGCTCACGTCGATCCCGCAGCAGGCGGTCGCCGGGCTGCAGGGCGCGCTGTCGTCGATCAACACGTACATCCAGGACCTGGTGAACGCGATCCTCCGCGCGATCCGCGGTATCCCGGTGGTGGGCGGCACCCTCGCCGACATCATCGCCGAGATCGGCGGGCTGCAACAGAAGGCGGTGGACGCGGAGTCCTCTGCGACCGCTGCTCACTCCACCGCGGCCGCCGTCGCGTCGTCTGCGCTCACCACCACCGTGGTGAATCCCAATGAGACGATCACCCGCACGGTGTACGGCCCGGGCACCACCACCTGGAACCGGCCCACCGCGTCGTCCGGCAAGAAGATCACCAAGTTCGGTATCCACGTCATCGGCGCGGGACAGGGCGGCGGCAAGGCCGAGAAGGGTAACGGCCAGGGCGCCGCGGACGGCATCGACGGCGGCGCCTACTACCTCGAGGTGCTCCCAGCAGACATGCCCGCGAGTCTGTCGGTCGTCGTTGCGAACGGCGGCGCGGGCGCCACGTCGACCGGCCCTGGGGCCATGCCGAGCGCAACGCGCGTCATGAACGGCGCCAGCGTGTTCGCCGAGGCGACGATGGGCGCCGCCTTCGCGAAGCTCGCCGGAGCCGTGCCGGTGCGCCTGGAGACCAAGCCCGGCCGCGGCGGCCGCGGCGGCGACGCGCTGCTCAAGGACGTCAGCACCGATAGCAACGGAGCGGTGACCGGCAAGTCGTACAGCCGCGGCGACGGCGAGGACGGCGAATCGTGCGCGGGCGGCGTCGGCGGCGCGGGCGGGCGTTCGTCGGGCGGCTGGCTCGGCGGCTCGACCACGAACGCGGCGGCGGGCCCGGCCGCGCGCACCGATCCGGTGTACCGCTTCGGCGCTCCCGGCGGTGGCGGCGGGTACGCCGGCGCGAACTCCGCGACGACGTCCGGCGCAGGCGCCGCGGGAGGCAACCCGGGCGGTGGTGGAGGTGGCGGCGGCGGATCGCCCTACACCGGCTTCGGAGGTGGAACCGGGAACGGCGGAGCTGGCGGCCCGGGCGAGATCACCTTCTACGTCTTCGAGGAACCGCTGTGACCGATCAACCAACGACAGGAGATTCAGTATGAGCAGTCCACTCGGCGGAGGAGCGACGCTCCTCACGCACCGGCCGGTCAAGGCGGTCATCGAGGTCTACCCGGGGCAGGACATGGAGTTCTTCCTGGAGGTCCCGGCGGGCGGTGAGCCGTGGCCGGCGGGCACGTCGGCGGAGTTGCGCTTCTACGCAACAGCAGCCGCGGACGCTGCGACGGTCGACACGGTCACGTTGGAGGTCGACGCAGCCGGGGCGTTCATCTACGGCCGGATGGAGTCCGCGGACCTCGCGGCCCTCCCCACTGGTGCGGTCTTCGCGGTGTACGCGTCGTTGCCGACCGCGCCGACCACCGACTACCTGATCGTCACGGGTGTCACGAAGCCCGGGAAGCGGGGCTGACATGCCACCGGTGAACAACGCATCGCTGCAGGCGATGTTCGTGACCTTCAAGGGGCAGGGCGACGTGCTCACCCTGCACACGGCCGACCCGGGCACGACCAAGGCCACGGCGCGCGTGGCCGGGAACACCGACCAGGTGACCACCTGGCCCGCGGGCTCCAACGGTTCCGGCACCGGCTCGACGGTGGCCTGCCCGGTCAACGCCGGGCAGACGGTCACCCACGTGTGCCTGTGGCACTCGTCCGGCCAGCACGTCGCGACGTACGCGCTCCCGACCGCAGCGGTGTACTCGTTCGCGGGCGTGCTGAACGTGACGCCGACGCTCACCGTCCTCGCGGGGTAGTCCGATGGGGTGCACGCGGATCACGGTGCCGTGCCCGGCGCCGCGGCCACAGCGGGTCGTCGTCGGGTGCCCGGGACCCCGGATCACGGTGCCGCGCCCGGCGCCGCCTCGGCCCGCTGTGGCCCGACCGCGCCCAGCCAGCCTGCCGGCGGACCTGCCCGAGCCAGCGCGGCTCGCGGCGCGCCCCGGCGCGGCACGCCTCATCGTGGCGGCCCCGCGCGCCGCGCACACGGTCCGCGTGATCGTGCCCCGGCTGGCACCGCCCCGGCTCACGGCACGCCGGCCGCGCGCCGCCGTGGCCGTGCCGGTCCCGGCGGTGCGCGTCGCCGTCGCGGTGCCGCGCGCGCCGTCCGCGTCCGTCGGCCGGCCCGCGGTGTGGGTGACGGTGGCACGCCCGCGCGTCGCGGTCGAGGTGTGCGCGCCGCCGATCTGGTGGCGGATCCTCGCGGAGTACGCCGCCACAGCGTCGTTCGGCGCCGACCTCACCGCGGCCATGAGCGTCGCGACCGAGCTCTCCGCGGCCGGGAGGCTCACCGCCGAGGTGGAGCAGAGCATGACGCACGCCGCCACGCTGGCCGCGGCGGGGAAGCTGACCGCGGCGCTGGCCCAGCACTACGTCGCCGCGCCCCTGATGGGCTGTATGGCAAAGTTCTCCGCCGCCGTTGCGCAGCGCTACAACTCGAGCATATCTGCGCGCGCGGCCGCTGCGATGACGGCGCAGGCCACCGAGGCCATGAACGCCGGGCAGACGGTGCCGATCGCGGCGACCATGAGCGTCGCCTGCTCGCAGCTCCTCAACGCCCCGGCCGCGATCGGGGCCCAGGCCGCGATGACCTGCGCCATCGCGTGGATGGACCGGTGGGAGGGTTCCCGCGGCGCGACGACCCTCAACCACGCCACGTGGACGGACCTGTGCAACTACACCGCGAAGGGCGCCGGCACCGGGACGGTCACGTTCACCGTCGCGCACTCCTGGGGCTCGAACGGCCTGCACTGGGCCTCCGAGCAGCGCGGCATCCGCATCCTCGTCAACGGCGTCCAGGTCGCCTCCCAGATGCAGACATACACCACGTCGTCGTGGTCGACGACGCTCACGCAGTCCGGTGTCGCGGTGCCCGCCGGCGCGACGGTGCAGATCCAGGGCTACGGCGAGACCACCGTCTACAGCGCCTGCCGCACCGTCACCGTCAGCAGCGCGTCCATGACCGTCCAGGGAGCGACCCCATGACCGAATACACCATCGCCGACATGCACGACGCGCACCTCCTGCTCGCAGGGCCGGACCACTGGCTGATCGTCGACCTCGTGCCCGACCAGCCGATCCGTATGGAGCGATTCGACGACGAGGCAGCAGCGCGCGCCGCCTTCGGCAACTGAACTGCCGCGGCGCGATACCCTTGGGGTGAACAAGCTGCTGGCGTTGGGCCGGGCACCTTCTCACTCGATGAGGTGATCCCGGTGGCCGCTACCCACGCTGCGATCTGGCTGGTCGGCACCAACGAGCCGTTCCCCGCCGACGCGCGGAAACCGCTCGGGATGATGCGTGGTGTCGCCGACGAGCTCGACCGGCTCGCGCCGGGCCGGTTCGAGCACTGGACGCCCCGCTACCTCGCTCAGTACGCGAACCCGAATTCGTACGGGGAGTCGCGCGCCGACGGTGTGCAGCGGGCGCACGCGGCGATCGAGCTGGTGCGCCGCCGCGGGCTGATCCCGTTCGTCGCGGGCTACAGCCAGGGCGCGGCGTCCGCGAACATCGCGACGGACGAGTCGCCGTACGTGCCGTGCGGGTACCTGCTCAGTGACCCGCTGCGACCCGCAGGCGCGAATCGCACCGGGCAGGTTGGCGATCCCGGGTACCGGGCGCAGCCTGATCAGCACGAGTTCCGCGGGTTCGGCGTCGGCGGCCAGCACCGCGTCGGGCGTGCCCGCTGGTACAGCATCCCGGGCGACGTCATCACCGACTGCTCGCCCGGCTCGCTCGTGCGGGACTTCGCCGACGTCTCGGAGTGGTTCTCGATCGCCGGGCCGCAGGGCGTACACACCTGGGCCACCGAGACGCTGGAGAAGGTCAAGGGCGGAGCGTGGCAGAACGCGCCGTTCTGGGCCCGGTTCTTCGCTCGCGGCGACCTGGCGAAGGTGCTGCCGCAGCTCCCGCAGATCGCGGCCACCAGCCTCGCGGAGGCCACCGGCTATCCGAAGGTGCACACCGCGTACGGGGCGCGGAACTTCCCCGGCACGACCTACACCTACGTCCAGCAGATGGCACGGGACATGTTCTTCGACAGCGCGTATGGGAGTGGTGTCCTGTGACAACTCGGTACTGGCCGCTCGACCGCGGCTGCATGGTGACGTCGCCGTTCGGGCCGCGCGACGGCGGCTTCCACACGGGGATCGACTTCGGATGGCCGGGCGGCTCGGCCGGGCGCGCGGTGTACGCGGTACAGGCGGGCACCGTCATCAAGGCCGGTGCGGCGCAGGGCTACGGCGGCCCGGACCCCGCGGGCTGGCTCGTCATCGACTCCACGGACGAGCAGGGCTCGGGGTGCTTCGAGTACGGGCACATCGTGCGCCAGGTCGGCGTCGGCGCCACGGTGGCCGCCGGCCAGCGCATCGGCTACGTGAACCCGAACCAGGCGACGAACGGCGGCGTCGCGCCGCACTGCCACGTCTCGTTCTGGCCGCGCGCCTACGGCGGGCCGGAGGGCAAGCAGGACTGGAAGGACAAGCTCGCGGCTGCGATCTACCCCGGTGACACGCCGCCCGCGCCGGAGCCACCTACGGGGATCGACGCCGCGACCTTGGCGCAGGCGATGGGCTGCAGCCTGGCGCGAGCCGCCGAAATGCTGCCCGGCTACGTCGTAGCGATGGAGGCCGCCGAGATCACGAACGTGAATCGCGCCGCGATGTTCGCCGCGCAGATCGGCCACGAGTCCGCCGGCCTGGTCTACATGGAGGAGATCGCCGACGGCTCGCAGTACGAGGGCCGCGCCGACCTCGGGAACACCCAGCCGGGTGACGGCCGCCGGTTCAAGGGCTCAGGCCCGATCCAGCTGACCGGGCGCCACAACTTCACCCTGTTCTCGCGGTGGGCCTACGACCACGGGCACATCGCGTCGCCGACTCTGCTCGTCGAACGGCCCGAGCTGGTGCGCTCCGACCCGCGGCTCGGGTTCCTCGCGGCGTCCTGGTACTGGACCGTCGCCCGCCCGAACATCAACGCGATGTGCGACCGCGGCGACCTCGACGGCGTGACCCGCGCGATCAACGGCGGCCTGAACGGCATCAACGACCGGCGCGCGCGGTGGAACAGGTGCCGCGCGCTCGGCGACCGACTACTCCCACCCAACGACGGAGGTTTCCTCATGGCGCTCACCGACGCTGAACAGCGTGAACTACTCGACGGCATCCGCTGGCTTCGGGACCAGTTCGGCCCGAAGCTCCCCTCCTGGGGCGAAGGCTCCTCGATGGGGAAGACCCCCGACGGCAAGGAGCTCACCGTCCGCGACGGCCTCGCCCAGATGAAGCGCACCATCGAGGGAGGTTCGAAGTGAACGCCCTGAACATCCGCACGTGGGGCGACCTGCGCGCGTTCATCCACGCAGCCGCGCCCGCGCTCGCCGCGGTCCTCCTCGGCTCCGCCGCGTTCACCACGCACACTGCGCAGCTCGTCACCGCCGTCGTCGCGCTCGTCGTCGCCGTCACCGACGCGAGCCTCGCCACGATCAACACCACCGACGGTCTCCGCCGCTGGCTGTACCCGGTTCTCGCCGCGCTCGGCGTGCTCCTGGTGATCGTGGGCCTCGCCACCGACGAGCAGTGGGCGCTCGTCACCGCCGTCGTCCCGATCCTCCTCGGCGGCGGGACCGCGGCCGCGAACACCGACACCACCCCCGCCTACGGGCGCCACGCGGGCGGCCCCCGGTGATCCGGCGCGGCTCGTGGGTGCCGCTGCTCCCGCCGGCCGCGCGGTACATCGTGATCGGCCTGGTACCGCTGGAGCCGATCGGCCGCGGCTACGACTACGTGACACCGGGGGCCGAGAACGCGGCGTCCCTGTCGCTCGTCGAGGAGCTGTTTCCGCTCAGCGTGTGGGGCGTGGGCTGCCTCGTCGCGGGCATCGTCGCGTTCGTTGGCCTGAACATGCGGTGGCCGGTGCCCGCGATCCTCGGCCTGTTCCTCGCGGGCTGCGTGGAGGCCACGCTCGCCGGGGGCCAGTGGGCGGCGGTCGCCGGCGTGCCCTGGCTCGACGGCATCCGCGGGCCGATCATCACCAGCATCTTCGCGCTCGCTCAGTTCGGCATGGCCGCGGGCTACTTCCAGCAGGCGCTCAACGACCGCGACGCGCGGGAGGCTCCCCATGCTGGCAAACAGTGAGGTACCGGAGGGAACTCCGTGGTGGATCGCGATTGTCTTCTTGTCGCTGACCGCGGGCGGCGGCAGCTTGGCGGTGCTTCTCCGCTCGGGGATGGCACAGGTGCCGGGCATCTGGGGCGCGCTCGCGCGGCGTCGGCAGGCGAAGGCGGCGGAGCGGCGCGCACGGGCCGCGGAGCTGCCGTCGGAGCGGGTGACCAACGCCGAGATTGAACGGCTGGAGCGCCGGTACAACGAGCTCGCGAAGGACTACGAGGAGGACAAGCGGAAGGCGGACGAGCGCGCCGAGGCCCAGGATCGGCGCGCCGAGGCCCAGGAACGGCGCCTCGACGAGCTAGAGCGGCGGATCACCGTCGCGAACAACCGGTTCTTCGTGCTGCTCGGGTTCACGCGGCAGGTGATCGACGTCGTCCGCCGATTGGACGCGAACCACCCGCTGCCCGAGGTGCCACCGGACCTGCAGGAGTGGTTCGGGCACGGATAGCCGGAGCTCGGGTGACCTGGGACTTCTGAACCATCGACTCACCACCGCCGCCCGCCGTGATCACCACGTAGTAGCTACGAGTGCCGCGCGTGCGGGCACCGGACGTATGTGCTGCACCTGCGGCACCCCACCAGCATCCGGCGCGGCCCGAACCGCGAACCGCACGCCTCGCACCGCTCCGGCCCCACCTCGACCCATGCCATGCCCGCGACGGTACGACTGAGCGGCGACAAGCCGGGCGGGAACCGATCGCAGGGCTGGTGCGTCCAATAGGTATGAGCCTCGTTCGCTATGGCCTCGTCCGAGTCCGCGGCTGGTGCGCCCTCGCGGTGGCCGGCCGCGGACGTGGTGCCCCGCCGGCGCCGGAGAAGGACGCCCGGATCGTTGCGGCGATCCGCGCCGCCGCGCCGCCACAGCACCACGAACCCAAGGACTAGTTCCCGAGGGTAGAATACTCGGCGTGAGACCATACGGCTGGAACCGCGACGGCACCATCATCGACGACGAAGCCGGCCACCTCCGCTACATGGCCGACTGGATCGCCCGCGGAGAACCCGTTCTCCCACTCATCGACGACCTCAACGACCGCGGCATCCAGACCGTGTCCGGCAAGCCCTGGCGGCGCAGCACCATCAAACAGGCCCTGCTCAACCCCCGCATCGTCGGCAAACGCGACAAGGCCGGCAAGCTCGTCGACGCCGACAACGAACCGATCCTCGACGACGACGTGTGGCAGAAGATCCGCGGCATCTTCGCCGACCCCGAGCGGCAGAAGTTCATCGCCCCGAAGGACCCGAAGACCCGGCCGCTGCTGGCCGGCGGGATCCTGCGCTGCGAGTGCGGTGGCCCCATGTACGGCACCTCGCCGCAGCAGAAGGGCGCCCGGCCCGCCGTCTATCAGTGCCGGTCGACGGGCGGCGAGTGGTGCAACCGCCGCTCGATCGTCCTCGACACTGCCGACGCGGAGGTGACCCGCCGCGTCCTCGCCCGGATCGTCGACCCGCGGCTCCGAGAGGATCTCGCCACCGCGATCGCCGTGTCCGGGATGGACGCCGACCGGAAACTCATCGCGCAATACGAGTCGCGGCAGCGGGCGCTCGGCAAGAGCTTCGGCGACTTGGAGGTCGACGAGGTCGCGTTCGTCGCGGCGTCGCAGACGCTCGCGGAGAACCTGGAAGCCGCATCGGGCCGGGTTCGAGCCCGCGAGGTTCTGACGGATGTCCCGGAGCCGTCGGTGATGCAGATCGCGAGCTGGTGGGAGGCGGCGTCGATGGACGCTCGTCGTGAGGTGATCGACGTGCTGGTGCGCCGCATCGACGTCACGTCGAAGGTGGCGGGGGAGCCGGACCGCCTCCGTGTCGACTGGCGGTACTGGCCGAAGTAGCTCCAGACGGCCGCGGCCCCGCACCTCCGAGTGGAGGGCGGGGCCGCAGTGGTCTGGCGCGCGCTACTTCTTGGTGTCGACGCTGCCGGAGCAGGATGCGGATGCACCCGTGCCGCTGGCGGTGTTCTCGATGATGACCTTGCCGCCGACGATGACCTGGCAGGTGATCTTGCCGTTGTCGTACATGCCGTTGGTGGCGGACAGGGTGACGGTCTTGACGAAGCCGGTGACCTGGGTCTGCTTCTCCCAGGGCAGCTTGACGCCGGTGTCCTGGGTGATGTTGTCGTTGATCGTGTAGGTGATGAGGGCACCGGTGGCGGGGCCGGTGACCTTGTAGGTGACATCGACCGTCTTGTTCGACTCGTCGCTGATGGACTTGGCGGCTCCGCCGATCATCGCCATGCAGCCTCCGGCGAGGGCGACGATGAGGATGAAGATGCCGAGGAGCACCCAGGGCCACTTCTTCCGCTTCTTCGGCGGCTGCTGGGGCGGGTACGGCGGCTGCTGTCCGGGGTAGGGCTGCTGCGGCGGGACGGGCGGCTGGGTCAT